ATCAATCAGCAGCTATCGGCATTGTCGGCAGAGTATCAGGACATCGAGGCCAGGGCAAAGGCCATCAATCGCCCGTTGCACGACCTGAAGCATGAGTGGATAACGCTCAATCCCCGTGAACGTTTCATTAAACCGAAAGAGGATTAGCGTCCGACCAAAGACCCTACGAGGGGTGCAAATCGAAAGGTTTGCGCCCATTTTTCTTAAATAACTTTAATTATTTGGCAAAAGATTTGGCGGTTTTGAAATAAAATGCTTATATTTGCACCGTCAAAACAATTGTGCGGCTGAAAGATGTCGCTGAAACCAGCGGCATATTTTTATGCCCAAACAGGAGAAATAAAAACGACCGTAACCGAGTGGGACAGCGGAAACGCCCCAAGGTATCGCACAATTGTACCTGACAGCTCGTAGTGCGGTCATTTTTATTTATTTGTCAAAAACAATTGTGTTATGAGTAACGAAGCAGTAATGAAGAAAATCAACGAGCGCAACGCAGCGCATTTGTTGATGACTGAGTTCGTAAAGCGAGAGGCCAGCGAGATTGCAAGGGCACTCGAAAGTATTGTAACCCTTCATCGTGAAGTCACCTACGAAAGTCTGACGGAGAACATGAGCGTGGTCAACCAAACGTTTGCATCCATCGCCCTGACGCTGATAGACCACAACGCAGGACTTGACCCCGAAGACAACGACAACATGATCCTGCCCGTCGGAGCCAAGAAGATGAAAGGCACCATCGAAGACCTCTCCAAGTTTATCAAGAGCACCCGCGTATTGCTGTGGATGCTGTTTGAGAAGTTCCAAGACGATTCAGCCGTTAAGTTGGCGCGTGATACGTTCTGGGAGTACGACAATCAAATGTAGGAACTATGGAAGAGATTTGGAAAGCCATTGAAGGCTACGAAGGACTTTATGAAGTGAGCAATCTCGGAAGGGTTCGCTCACTCGGTCGCACAATCATGCGGCGCACGAGGTGGGGTAGCGTGAAGCCTTACACCGTGAAGCCGCGAGTGATAAAGTTCAAGATTGCGGCTTATGGGAGATTGCAATATCACTTATACTCACTTGATGGAGTAGTAAAACCGTTCTCAGCGCACAGATTGGTTGCAAAGCATTTTGTACCCAACCCAGACAACCTTCCAGAGATTAATCATAAAGATGAAAATCCGAAAAATAACAGAGCCGACAATTTAGAGTGGGTGACACACATCGAGAATTGCAACTATGGAACCCGCAACGAGCGGAGCAAGGCAAAGCGATCCATGCCCGTGCAACAGTTGGAAGCTGACGGCAACATCGTGGCAGAGTACCCAAGCATCATCGAGGCTTCGAGGGCGACGGGTATTCAGCGCACACAGATTCGCGGATGTGTTCATCAGCGGAAGGACTTCAAGACGGCTGGCGGCTATCGTTGGAAATTCAAAGAACAATAAGATATGCAAGATTTTGAAGATTATTGGAAGAAAAAAGCGCAGTGCCTCTCGGATATTCGGGAGGCACTGCCTCGTTATGCTGACAGGCTGAACGAGTGCGATGAGCGACTGATGCAATACATCGAGGACGCTATCTCGAACAACGGGAGCCATTGCAATTTCTACGAGGCTTTGGGCATCCGCAAGGAATTGAGACTAATGGATAGTTATGCTCTCGACATCCCCAGGGTGCAGCGCACATTGCGGGCCATCGAGGGACAGTGGCGCGACGGGCGACATGTGAAGGGCGGGCTGAAGTTCTCCACCCCTCGCGGCTCGCAGCACGTCCGGCTGATGCCGTTCCAGGCGTGGCTCATCTTCGAGATTTACGCCTTCAAGGTGGACGTCAACATGGAGCGCGAATACCACGACGGCGACATACTGCTGCCTACGGAATGGGTGAAGGATGGCATCGTGTGGGATACCCGACGACTGACACAGGAAAGCCATTGGTTTTTGACTCGTAAATCCGGCAAGACGGAACTGGGTGCAGCGGTCGATTTCGTGGAGGTGTGCTTCCTCGGCGACGTGAACGGGCAGGCACTTATCGCCACCAACTCCAGCGAACAGAGCCAGATAGCCTACAAAGCCATCCGCGAGTTTGCCATGCAAGTCGATCCGACGTGCTCGAACCGCATGGGCGGCAAGCTGTTCCGCATGACCCGCAACGGCATGAACTGGCAGCCAGGGCACCGAATGAAAGGTGAAATCAAGTGCCTGTCGGCTGGTAAGACCTCGAAGGACGGTCTGTATGCATCTGTGGTTCATGCCGATGAGCACGGTCAGGCGCGATATGTGAACGGGGTGAGCGACATGCAATCTACGGTTGAGACCTGTTGGGGATCTACTGGGCCGCGTCGTGAGAAACTGCTGCTGCATACCACCACCGCCGGCAGAATTAAAAGCGGCCCTTATAAGCAGAAACTGGAGCAGGTGGAGGAGTCGCTGGAGCAGGAGTTGAACTATCCGCTGGGTGAGCCACATCGCACACCTGATGACTACTGGACGGCGATGCTCTTGCAACTCGACAAACCAGAAATCACCGACGACCTCGAAAAACTGAACGACACTGAGCTGTTCAAAAAATGTAACCGCTCGATAGGTACGACGGTGCAGCCGACCTACTACCGCGAACGACTCCACGAAGCGGCCACCGGCACCGAGGACACGAAGCAGGAGGTGCTGACGAAAGACTTAAATATGTTCGTCGGCTCGACGGTGGTCGATTGGATCAAGGCGGAGCAAATCAGACCGCTGCAACGGGAAATGCGCATCGACGAGTGTACGGCTGACAAGGGCTGGGTGATATTTTGTGGCCTTGATTTTAGCCAAGGAGACGACTTGCATACGGCGGCATACCTCGCAGCCCGAAAGCATCCGTCAGGCAGAGGCACCGAGTTCTTTGCCGACTACGACGCATGGGTGAAGGAATCGACCGCCGAGAAGTCGGCCATCCGACCGCTGTACGAGCAGTGGGTGAAAGACGGGTGGTTGCACTACTCGCCAGGAGCCGTGTTCCAGTCGTCGCTGTTCGTCAACCGACTGGCAGAGCTGCTGGGCAAGGGCTGTCAGTTCATGTACTTCGGCTATGACAAGTATCAGTCGAAAGACCCGATTAACACCCTCAAAGCCTTCCTTCAGTCGAACATGGGCATCCAGAACCCCGACCCCTACGTGCAAGTGGTGTCGCAGCTCAACAGCGAGTTCAACGCCCCGACCGACGACCTCTACGCGGCCATGTTCGCCCCCGTGCCCTTCATCTCGTACAGCGCGAGTCCCATGTGGCCCTTCTGCTTCGGCAATGCCGTGCTGGAAATCGACGGACGCGGCAACAAACGCCCCGTGAAGCGAGCGCAGACGGACTCGTGCAAAATCGACCCCGTGCAAGCTATCATCATGGCGTTAGACCTGTATGAGCGGTATGAGGGGATGAATCATTGAGAAAGACAGAATAATTTTGAAAGACAGAATAACTTTTGAAGACAGAATAACAGAATAACAAGAAAAAGCCTCCCCCTAACCCCCTCCAGAGGGAGGGGGAATGACCCCACCACCGACCCCTCCCCGAGCAGGGAGGGGAGTAAACCTGAAACGTAAAAATGATAAGAAGATAAAAAGAGAAGGATATGGCATACGCGAATGGGATAGTGAGTGCGCCGGTGAGCATACACGATGTGCAGCAGGCGTTGGGAGTGAGTACGACGGACTTGGGGACGTTGTGCACGAGTGCGATGATTAACATGTGGGCGAAGTTCAAGCCTGTGAGATGGACGAGTCCTGACACGCTGAGCGTGCTGAATAATGACAAGACGTGGAACGTGAATGCGAGCACGGGAAAGTGGTGGCTGAGTCGATATAACAACTACGGGCTGGACTATTCAAAGGTGCTGGTAGGCAATATCACTTCTGGTATGCGGACGGCGTTGGAGACGCTTGCCACGAGGATTACGGGTGATGTGAATGGCTGGGGCTATCAGGCTCCTCGCGGACATACCACGACATACGGTGACGAGTATTACAGGCTAACGGACTTCAATCAGTACAACCATAATGTGAGCAAGCCTGTGAAAAGCGCAAGCACGCACAATATCAATGCTGGTGTGAATGAGGAATATACCGTTGGCGTGAATTATATCGAGACGGTGCCGAGTGCCATTAACACGCGGGACTACTTGCGCCCAGACGATATTGCGAGTGAGACGTTGCACCGAGGGCTGGCGATATACAAGAAAGTGAGCAATACCTATAACTGTATCGGGTGGTGCACAGGTGTAAACTGGGTTGGCACGGGTGTCAAGGGTAGCGACTGGTCGCAGGAGTATGAGGAAGACTCTGGTCAGGGTGTGGCTCGTACCTATCTGAAGACAGGCAGTACCTATTATGTGCTTCCGTGCTATTTCAGTGCGGACTTTGCCCAGCCTGCTGCCGGGCAGTCGAAATTGAATAGTGCCAGCAGTGTGTATGTGATTACGATGCCGTATGTGAATCTTATGTCGTTTACTGTTACTCAGAGTGCGCTGACGGTGCTGCTGAGCAATAAGACCATCACGGTGAGCCATAACATCGACACGACATTAAGTGTGAAGAATACGGGTAATACGTCGGTAACGAGCAGTTGGACTACGGCTATTGTGAATGAGTTGTTTACAGGAGCATTCAACTCGGGGACATATATCGGTTCGACGTATGACAGCGGACGGACCACGTTCTTGGGACAGGGCGGTGAGACGACGGTGAAGCGATTCCAGTTGTCGAATGGTGAATTGAACAGCGACCATACGTGGAAAGTGTATTTTAATTTGGACGGAACGGAGAACTATATCTCGCTGAGACAGCCGGCGATCAATTAATACCCCACCCAGACAGAATAACTTTTAAAGACAGAATAACATATTAACAAAAAAGAGGCCCCACCACCCCTGCCCCTCCTTTCAAGGAGGGGAGTAAAAGGAGGAAGGAGAAAGGAGGAAAAGATATGTGTAGATGGATTTGGATTTTTGCGGCGGTGCTGTGCCTGACGGGGTGCAAGAGTGTGGAGTATGTGCCTGTTATCGAGCATCAGACGGATACGCTGAGACAATACCTCAGTGTGCATGACAGTATATATTTGAAGGACTCGACGTATATTATTGAAAAAGGTGATACCGTGCGTATAGAACACTGGAGTACAAAGTTTGTAAAGAAAGAGATTCACGATACTACTTACGTTGCGACACACGACACGATACCCAAGCCATACCCAGTCGAAAAGGAAGTGGAAAAACAGTTGAGTTCCTGGCAATCATTCCGCATGGTTCTTGGAACAATTACGCTCTGTATATTAGCACTCTATATTATATATAAGGTAATACGAAGAAAAATTTTCCCCCTTGCATTATAGCCGCTCCCCGATTAGCGGGGAGCTCTAAAGGTGGCAACAATGCCGGATGCACGTGGGGACGGTGGCCCTGGCGGTGCTGGGTGTGGTGCTGGTGATTGGGATATTGAGGTTGAAGAAGATTTTGTTTCCATAGACAAAATAGTGTTTCATTTGTTTAGTTTTTTAGTTTATTTGACTTTACTGCTTTTAGGGAAAGGCCGTGCGCTGGGAAGTGGGCGGCCTTTTTTATTTAAAGACATAATAACGGGAAAAGACAGAATAACATATTAACAAGGAGAAAGGAGGAAGGAGAAAGGAGGAAACCACCCCTGCCCCTCCCAGAAAAGCCTCTCCACCGCCCCCTCTCCAGAGGGAGAGGGGAGTGTCGCTACCACCCCTACCCCTCCTTCCAGAAGGAGGGGAGTTAAAGGGTGGTAAACCTATACGATGTTTCTCGTAGATTGTAAAGACAAAACGAAAGATGGCGAAGAATTATACGATAGCGTTTAAGAGTTTGCGGGCTGGCGATGCTTATACGTTGAGTATCGGTGGTGGGACGGGAACGGCGGTGGCGTTGAAAGGCGGTGCGCAGCCGTTTACGACTCAGGAGGACGATAATGAGGATATGTTTGCGCCGGTGAGGACGCAGACGGGGTATCTGCGGATCGTGGATGACGGGAAGCTGGCTGACGGTACGACGGCTTTCGACTGGCATGATCTGATTCCTGAGACCGACACGAGCAGACCGGTGACGCTGACGAAGACGAGTGGTGGTACAACGACTACCTGTTGGGTTGGCTTTATGCAAGCGCAGGACTTCGGAAGCACGCTGTATGGCAATCCGCAAGAAAGGGAGTTCCCTGTGCACTGTGTCTTGACTGTGACGCAAGGCACGGACATCAACTACCAGCAGACGGCCATTCAGAATTTTGCGTATCTGCTGAAACAGATTGTGGATGCCATACCCAGCGCACAAAGACCGACGCAGATAGTGGTGCAAGGCGGACGAGACGCGCAGACGTGGCTGTTGAAGCGTATCGACTGGCAGAATTTCGTCAGTCGGAACGACGGTGCTCAGGCCGCGCGTTTCTCTTGTTTCGAATGTCTGGAGGATATGTGTGCCTTCTGGGGTTGGACAGCGAGGACGAAGGGACAGACGCTGTATCTTACGGCTGCTGACGACAGTAGCCTGACGACATGGCTGACGATGACCTACGCCCAGCTTACGACGATGGCAGGCGGTACGGCTGCGGGCAGTACGACAGGCACTTGGGATAGCGTGAGCTTTGACACGCTGGGTGATGTGTATGCCAGCGTGAATAATGATGACTACGTGCAAAGGGGGTATAACAAGGCGGTGGTTTCAGCAGATACCAATTCCGCTGATGACTATATCGTTGATCCTTTCGACGAGCTGCTAGAGAAGGACATGAAAGACTGTACCTATGCCCAGGGCTACGATGTGGGAGCCGTGCACTATACGCAGGATGTCCTGTCGTTCAGTAGGTGGTGGTTGGATGGCTCGTGCGTGCAGAACTATGCGTCGTTCAACTATGCCAGCAACTATAATAATGAGTACGGCAATGTGCTGAGGATTAAGAAAAGCTATAGCAGCGGAAGTGTGTTTGCCTCGTTTGAGACGAAGTACGAGCATGTGTTCCATAATGGCATCTTCATGATACTTGGTACGGTGTACCGTCCGAATAATGACAAGTATGAGAAATACGACACTACCGAGGGCCGATGGAAGAGTGGTAATGCTGACTGTTGGATTCATTTCGGTGTAGGAAAGACACGTGGCACCGCTAAATGGTGGAACGGCAAGGAGTGGGTGAACAGCGTGACGAACTGTAGGCTGACGCTTGGCAATAGTGATGAGCAGATGTATACGCGCTGGTGGACTGGTAGTGTCTTTGACACTGCCATTGAGTCGAATATCATCAGTGCAAGTAATCTCAGCGGTTTGATTTTTATTGACATTCTTGGCTCAAACAGTACCGTTGTCGGTGATATTGGTGGCGAAAAGCTGTTTGACATCATGGATTTTAGGGTAGAGTTTTTGAAAAATGACACTATAACAAAGGTAGGCCCCTACCCCAATAGTGGGTATGTGGAGGTGACCGATTTGAACAGGCCGAGCAGTTTTGAATATACGTCGAGCAATCAGAACAAGGTGCGCAGTGAGTTTGATGTGGACTGTATCTATGGCAGTGACGATGCTGCGCCGATGGGTTATGGTACGCTGCTGAACGAGAGTGGTAATGATACCTATCTGACGACGATGACCTTCCCCGGTAGTAATACGGCGAAACATCCTGAGCAGCATCTGGCAGACAGGGTGACGGCGTACTGGGCGACGAGTAAGCGGCGGATGAGCGTGGAGGTGAAGAGTGATGTGGTGGGCGAGATCGGGCCTAAGACGAAGGTGACGATAGACGGTACGACAGGGCATGCTATCAGTGTGAGTAGGGAGTGGAGGGATGATGTGATGGGGGTGACGGTGTTAGAGACAGAATAACAAAAAAAGACATAATAACATATTAACAAAGGAACCACCCCTACCCCTCCTTAAAAGGAGGGGAGTTATAAAAGAAGAAAATAGACAAAAGATATGAGTTTTGTACTGACGAAGGAAAAAGGCCTGCGCATGTGGGGCGGCGGCGGCGTTGTCACGAAGGGTGGCAGCGGTGGCAGCGGTGGCGGTGGTGGTGGCATCAGTGCCGGTTGGGTTGAGGAGAACTTCATCTCGAAGGACTTCTTTAACCAGCTATTCACTGTGAAGGCCACCGTGACGCATGAGGTAGAGGGTGAGCCGGTGACGGAGGAGATAGACCTGCTGCCGAACTCGTTGGCTGACGGTACTATCACTGCTATCAACTCAGTGAAGGTAGAGACTGGCCTGTGGACCGATGCCTTTCTGAGTGCGCTGGGGTTGAATCCTGGTGGTGGCGGTGGTGGCACATCGTTGAACGAGCCGTTGCAGAGCATCAACAACGCGCAACTGGGTGCACCGCAAGAGAGCGGTGTCACGATTATGTGGAACGGAAGCGCGTGGACCTATCAGGTGCCGAGCGGCGGTGGTGGTGCGGGAACGGTGACGAGCGTCAATCTGACTGCTCCGACTGGCTTTGCCGTGTCAGGCGGTCCGATAACGGGCAGCGGTACGCTGGCCTTGACCTTTGACACGGGCTATTCGTTGCCGACGACGGCGAAGCAGGCAAACTGGGACACGGCTTATACGAACAGTCATACGCACAGCAACAAGGCTGTGCTTGACACCATAACGCTAACCCTGACCAATAACTGGAGTACGGCATATAGTTGGGGTGACCACGCACAGGCGGGCTATCTGACTGAGGAGACCGACCCGACCGTGCCTGCGTGGGCAAAGGCGAGCACGAAGCCCAGCTATGCTTTCAGCGAGATAACTGGCACCGCTTCTGCCAATCAGATTCCCAATCTGAGTGCGAGCAAGATCACCAGCGGTACGTTGGATGCTGCCAGGCTGCCCGATTTGAGCGGGACGTATGCTGCTGTTGGTAGGGTTAGTACGTTGGAGGGCTACTTCTCCAGCGGTTCGGCAAAGACAGCTGTGAAGCTGAAGACCGCACGGAGCCTGTGGGGACAGAGTTTCGACGGTAGTGCCGATGTGAGCGGAAACATGACCAGCGTGGGCAATGTGACGATGACCACTGCCGACGGTAGGTATATTCAGATAGGTGGTATTCGAATCGTTTATGACGAGACGAATAATGCCTTGAAGGTGGTCGGGAGTGACGGTACGACAGCAGCTAACTTCTATGCTACGGGTGGTGTGAGTGCGCTTGGCATGGGCAGCGGAGGTAGCGGTGGTGCTGGTGCGCTGTATGAGTGTACGGACGTAAAGCCCAACTCTCAGGGTACTGCTGTCTATGGTGCGTCGGAGGGTAAGGTGCTGATGTACGGAAGCGACGGCAAGTGGTATGCTGGTGAGGTACAGAGCAGTGGAGGTACGGTGACCAGCGTAGGGCTGAGCGTGCCGACAGGCTTCAAGGTCAGTGGCAATTCTTCGCAGACGATTTATAATAGCGGCACTTTTTCGCTGACTTTTGACACGGGGTATAGTTTGCCGACGACGGCGAAACAAAGTAATTGGGACACGGCCTATACTAATAGCCATACGCACAGCAACAAGAGTGTTCTCGATACCATAACGCTAACCCTGACCAATAACTGGAGTACGGCGTATGGCTGGGGTGACCACGCTCAGGCTGGCTATGCCACGCAGACGTGGGCAGACGGACGATATTTGCCGCTAAGTGCGGGAAGCAGTAAGAAGCTGACAGGGAGTCTGTATCTGAATAGTTTTGGCATGGGTGTCTATGTGAAGGACCCTGCCAACAACTATGTACCCGTCTTCTATCAAAATTCACAGAATCTTTGGATTGGTGCTACCCAGACGACGGCTACCCACCACAACGGTGCGACCTATATCTCGGCAGGACACGACGGTACGGCAGGTTATGACACCATCTATGTGTGCGTGCCGAATGCTGCGAACAATAGCGGAACGAACTATGGCGTTTGGCATGCCGGAAACTTCAATCCGAATGAGTATGCTACTGAGGCGTGGGTCAATGACCAGGTGTTTGTGAAGCATGTGACTGTCGGCACCAACGACCTGACGGGGTATTCAGGGTCGTTCTTCTTCGGAGGCAGCGGTGCCATTCAGAGCGGCTATGACTATGTGGGCTTCCAGGCCGGCAGCAGTAATGACAAGTGGCAGCTAACGCTGATTGACTCTTTAATCTACAGACAGAACGACAATGGTGGCACTGACTCGACGCATTGGACGGCGTGGCGAACGCTGCTCGATTCGAGCAACTACACCAGTTACCTGACGGCGTATGCTACGCAGAGCTGGGTGACCAGTCAGGGTTATCTGACTGGCAGTTCGTCGATTGCTTTCAGTCAGTTGCCTGCTATGTATTGGGCGAATGTGAGAGTGGGCAGTGCGTCGAGTCTGACCACTGAGCCGCAGTTTGCCAACGTGACGTTGCGGAACGGCACGGCGACGTATGGTAGTTCGCTGTATTTCGGAGACCGAGGAGCCTATATTGTTGAATATTCGCAAGACTTCTTGATTTACAACGCCGAGAACGGTCATAAGTTCACGACGCAGGATTATGATCCGCTTGAGATTACGGCTGGTGGTTATGTTTATGTGCATAGCGACGGCATGAGTGGTAACGGATTGCGGATTGGCGATGCCGTGTTGGAGTGGGACTCGACGAATAATGCACTGAAGTTGCGGAAGAGTACTGGTGCCAACGATGCCGTTAATTTTTATGCTACTGGAGGCGTGAGCGCGCTGGGGCTTGGTAGCGGTGGTAGTGGTAGTGCCGGAGCCTTATATGATTGTACCGATGTAAAACCCAACTCGCAGGGCACTGCCGTTTATGGCGCATCGGAGGGTAAGGTGCTGATGTATGGAAGTGACGGCAAGTGGTATGCCGGGGATGTGCAGAGCAGTGGCGGTACAGTGACCAGCGTAGGGCTGAGCGTGCCGACAGGATTTAAAGTCAGTGGAAATACATCGCAGACGATTTATAACAGCGGTACTTTTGCCTTGACCTTTGACACGGGGTATAGTTTGCCGACGACCTCAAAGCAGACGAGTTGGGACACGGCAGCGAGCGGTGTTTCGACGTTGCAGGGCTATTTTACCAGCGGGAGCGCGAAGACGGCTGTGAAACTGAACACGGCGAGGAGTTTGTGGGGACAGAGCTTTGACGGAAGTGCGGATGTGAAAGGCAACCTGTGTCTGTTTCCTTCGAGTGGCAATGTGAACAGTAACTCGGCGAAGTTGGAGTTCAGAACGCTGTCAGGTTCTTCGTATGACTCATATATCTATGCCCCATATATCCAAGGTATCAACGTGACGAACTACGGCAGGCAGCGACTGGGATTCTTCCAGAAGAACAATGAGGACTGGACGACGGCACAGGTGGAGGTGATGTCGATTCTGCCGGATGGCAAGGTTGGCATCAACACGACGCAACCGACGGAATGGTTGGAGGTGAATGGCGATGCGAAGATTGCGAACTTGCGACTACGGAGTGGTACGTCGAACTACGGAAGCTATCTGCGGTTTGGTGACGGTCAGCTTTGCTTCTTGTGTGAAGATAGTGATGACCATCTACAGGTGTATGGAAATGACGGCATTGAGTTCTGTGTGCAGGATTACGATCCGATGGAAATTACGGATGACGGGTATGTGCACGTGAGGAGCGGTGACGGTGCTGGCGTGGGCCTGCGAGTGGGTAATGTGGTGCTGAAATGGGACTCGGCGAACAACGCGCTGAAGATAGAGAAGTATGGTGGGGGAAGCGTGAATGTGGTTGTGAGTGGAGGAGTGGCAGCACTTGGGTAAGACCCCACCCCCTAACCCCCTCCCCGTGCGGAGAGGGGGAAGCCTCTGAGGGAAAGACATAATAACGGGGTTATAAAGACATAATAACATTTAAGACATAATAACAGAATAACAGAAGGAAGGAGTAAAAGGAGTAAGGAGGTAACCACCCCTGCTTGAAGATTGCTCCATGAAGACGCAATCGCCTTTCAAGGAGGGGAGTAAAATGAAGGATATGACGATAGTGTGTGTGATACTTGGTGCTGTTGTGCTCATCAATGTGTGGGCGGCAGTAGGTCTTTTTAAGGACAAGGATTGAGAATGAAAAGGGACGGCAGAAAGCGCGTCCGAGTTATTAACTAATTATTTTTTTGGGACTATGAAAGTAAAAGTGAATTTGAAACAGGTTGTCATCAAGGATATTGAGGGCAACGAGATGAAGGCTGACTTCTCGAAGCAGATCGGTAACTACCTGTATATGCAGGGGCAGGACATCGAAGAATGTGAGCTTGGAAAGAAGATCTATTTTGCCGAGGGCGAGGTAGAGATGGACGAGAAGGAATGCGAGATGGTGAGAAGGGCCGTGAGCGGGTATAGCTACATTGCGAGGACGGCAGTAAGTAAAAGCCTCTCCCCCGAAAAGACAGAATAACGGGAAAGACAGAATAACAAAATAACGTTTAAAGACAGAATAACAGAATAACTTAAAGAAGCCAGCACGAGTTGCTGGCTTTTTTTTGTGGTAAACCTGCGGGGGGAAGATTCTGGAATTATGAATTAAGAATTATGAATTTAGAGGTGTTGCCTTTGGCAAGTAGAAAGTAAGAAGGGAAAATTAAAGACCATACCCCTATAATGGAGTAAGGAGTAATGAGATACAGATAATTGGGATGGAGATTACATTTGACGCTATCATTAGTGTGGTTGGCATGCTGCTGGGTGGAGGATGCGGCGCATTCTTCACGTGGCGGTGGCAACGGAAGAAGGCGAAAGCCGAGGCGGAAGAAGCTGAGGTTGACATGGCTCAGAAGGTGCAAGAGACCTACGAGCGTATTCTTCAGGCGAAAGATAAGGAGGTGGAGGACAACCACCGGCTGATTGGCGAGTTGCGGATGGACCGCGACCACTATAAGCATGACAGGAATGAACTGAGGGAGCAGGTTGCGCATATGCAGGATGATATTTTCGAGATGAAAAAGGAGATAGCCAGGCATGGCAGGATGGTGGAGACGATGCGCCCTTTCATGTGTTATGACACGAAATGTAAGAAGCGTATGCGCCACCCCACCCCTGACCCCTCCCCGTGCGGAGAGGGGGAAAGCCCTACCACCCCCAGCCCCTCCTCCAACCCCTCCCCGAGCAGGGAGGGGAGAAAAAAAGACAGAATAACAGAATACCCCACCCCCAGCCCCTCCCCGTGCGAAGAGGGGAGAAATAAAGACGGAGGAACGACTATAGACTTTAGACTTTAGATAATAAAAACGGGAATTATGATATACAAGAAAGGATCGCGTGGCGAGATGGTGAAGAGGATACAGAAGGTGCTGTATGCTGCCGGTTTTCCGTGCGGGATGATTGACGGCATCTTCGGGCAGCTGACGGAGGAGGCGGTGAAAGCCTACCAGAAGGCGAATGGCATGAAGGTGGACGGCATCGTGGGTCCTGGTACGCTGGCGAAGATGGGCATCGGTGAGGAGCAGAAGACTTTCAGCTTGAAGAAGAGCAGGCGGGTGATCAATGAGATTATTGTGCACTGCACGGCTACGCCTGAAGGACGGGAGGTGCAGATGTCGGAGATCAGGAAATGGCATAAGGACAGAGGCTTTTCTGATGTGGGCTACCACTATGTGATACACCTGGACGGACGGATAGAGATTGGACGCGACGTGGATATTTCCGGTGCGCACTGTACGGGGCATAATGCCCACTCGGTCGGCGTGTGCTATGTTGGAGGGTTGGCGACGGACTGTAAGACCCCGAAGGATACCAGGACGGCAGCACAGAAGGAGTCGTTGATGAGCCTGTTGAAACTGTTGCGGGCGACGTATCCGTTGGCGAAGATTCGAGGACATAGGGACTTTGCGGCGAAGGCGTGTCCGAGTTTTGACGCGACGAAAGAATATAAGAGTATATGACCCCCTCCCAGCCTCCCCCGAACGGGGGAGGAGAGTAAAAGACGGATAGATGACTATAGACTTTGGACGGTTAGACGATTTTTTAGACGGATAGACGAAGGAACGACTATAGACTTTAGACGGATAGACGATTTTTTAGACGGACAGACGGGGGAAAGGGCCACCATCCCTGCTTGAAGATTGCTCCATGAAGATGCAATCGCCTCCGGGGGAGGAGGGGAGTAAGGAGACGGATAGACGGAGGAACAACTATAGACTATAGACTTTAGACGGTTAGACGGATTTTATGAAGAAGACTGTTGCGATAGTGCATTATAACACGCCGGAGCTGTTGCGGGCGTGTATGCTCAGCATTCTGAAGCAGGGTGCGGAGTGGCACTTCGTTGTGTTTGAAAACAGCGATAAAGCCCCTCTCTTGCCCCAACAGATTGGGGGAGGCGTTACGATGGAGGTGATTGACAATACGAAGGGGCAGGTGATAGACTTTGAGGCGGAGTTGGAGAAGTATCCGAAGCGGTTGAAAAGAATGGCTGTGGAGGGTAAGTGTAACTTCGGGAGTGTGAAGCACATGATGAGTGTGGACTGGCTGATATGGAACATCAAGGAGCCGTTTGTGCTTTGCGATAGTGATATTCTGCTGAAGGCTTCGATAGATGACCTGTTCGATGACGGCTTCACGGCTGGCGGTAAGTGCGAGACGGAATGGGGACGCGGAATGCATCGGCTGCTGCCGTATATGTGCTATATCAATGCGCCGGAGTGTAGGCGACTGGGCTTGCATTTCTTTGACCCGAAGCGGGCGTGGGGACTGGGGGCCGGTACGGAAAATGGCAACTGGTATGACACGGGGGCCTCGTTCTTGGAAGACCTGAAGGCTTGCAAGGAGGCGCGGTTGAAGACGGTTGATGTGATGGCAAGGATAGAACATCTGGGTGCTGGATCGTACAAAGGAGGCGAGAAGGCTCCTGGGTGGTTGGCGAGGCATAGGTATTTGTGGGAACCTCTCCCCCAACCCCTCCCCTTGCAGGGAGGGGAGAAAAGAAGAAATCAAAATGATGAGATTATGATAGAGCATGTGAGTGTATTCAGTCAGGACGGCAAGCAGTATCACTTGTCGGCCGAGAAGGGATGGCTGTTGAAGGCCAAGGATACGGGAGCCGTGAGGCAGGTTGTAAACACGATGAAGATTGACAGGTGGGAGGTGATTGCCGACCCTACGGTGGCGGCTGTGACACAGCCGCATACTCAACTGGAAGAGAAACCAAAGGAACGGAAGCGCAGAAAGCCAAAGCGTGCATGAAACGGTACACGGTGCTGACCTATATCTTCGGCGGTTACGAGATTGTGCAGGAGGTGATGGAGAAAGACCCGAATGCCGAGTATCTGCTGATTACCGACGACCCACGCCTGAGGAGCAGGACGTGGGAGGTGGTTGTTGCCGACGGTATGGACGGCTGGCCTGTGATGGAGAAGTGCTACTACGTGAGGTTTCATCCGTTTGAGTTTGCACATACCGACACAGTGGTGAGGATTGACGGTTCGATAGAGATGCGCCAGCCGCTGACGGAACTGATGACGGAGTTCTATGGAGGCAAGTATGACAGGTGCCTGATGATCCATCCGCTGAGGAACAGATTCGACGTGGAACTGGATGTGTGGGTGAAGTGTAGGAAATACCCGCGAGCGGTGGCTGACAGGTGCTTGAAGATGATGAAAGGCTTCGGTTATGACTTGGGCTATCAGGGTATGTTTCAGGGGTGCTTCGAGGTGGTGCGGAAGACGGCAGTAAACCTCGACGCAAACAGGCTGACCTATCACCTGATGAAATATACGGGTGGTGACGAGATAGACAGGTTGGACCAGCACATCTTCTCTTTTGTCGTGAATACGCAGTTCAGCGAGACGATGAAGATTCTGCCTGTGAGTGAGGACATCGTTACTGACGGGAAATGGATGCAGTGGTATGGGCATCACTCAAAGTCGGCGATAGCGCAGAAGAAGGCAAAGCAGCCGATGATGTTTAATAAAGAGGTAATACCCTATTTCTGACAGAATAACAGGATTTAAAGACATAATAACATAATAACAGGAAACCTACCACCCCCAGCTTGAAGATTGCTCCATGAAGATGCAATCGCCTTCGGGGGAGGAGGGGAGTTGGTAAACCTGAGAACTGAAAAGGAGTGTATTGAAAAAGGAAAGAGATATGGATAATTTCTTTATGAACATATTCAGGAAGCGTGAGGCTCCGATTGGTATTCCTGTGACGACTGACCCCGGCCATCCTTCTAATCAGGAGGCTGTGAAGGGAGGTTCGTTTGAGGAGAACATTGCGTATGTCAGCGACCAGGAGCGTGCGCTGAGGATTGCGACGTACTACCGGTGTATGGAGCTGCGTGCAAACACGATGGCTCAGCTTACGCCACAGTATCAGCAGTTGAATGGGGAGAAAGGCAACTATGTGGAGTATGACTATGGTGCCTGGCGGACGTTGAACTGGTTGTTGCAGCGTCAGCCTAATGAGTTGATGTCGGCTTTCGAGTTCTGGCGACAGGTGGAGATTGAGACGGTGGCTCGTGGCAATGCCTTCATTCTGATTCAGCGTGATATTTTTGGTAATCCTGAGTCGTTCTGGTTGGCCACGAGCGGCAGTTATAATCAGATGACGAATACCTACCTGCTGACCTACAACGGAGCGGGTGGTGAGTGGTCGAAGTATAACGTGCCTGCGAAGGACGTGATACACGTCGCCAACACTTTCAGACGGCGTGGCGGTATGGTAGGCATCAGTACGCTTAACTATGCCTCGGAGATGCTGACGCTGAGTAAGACGCTGGACAATTCCGCTTTGGAGACGGCAGCCAAAGGAGGTAGGATGAAGCTGTTTATCAGTGAGAGTCAGGGAGGCAGTGTCGCCCCTATTGCCAACGGTCGTTTCGACCCGAAGGAGGCGCAGAAGTATGCCGACGAGATCAACGAGCGGATGTATAGTCGTGATGTGACGGCCTTGCAGAACCTTGACAAGATTCAGAGTGTGAGCATGAGTGCGGCAGACATGCAGCTGTTTGACCAGCGGCAGTTTGGTGTGGCCGAGATTTGTCGAATGATGTCGGTGCCGAGGACGCTGGCTATGGACGGCAGTAATTCGAGCTACAAGACTCCCGAAGCCGACCGTCTGGACTTCCTGATGAACTGTATTCAGCCGAAACGCAGGTTGCTTGAAGACGAGCTGACGCGGAAGTTGCTTACGCCGAAAGATTTTGGCAAGGCGAGGATACACCTGTGTGAGTTGCCGCTGATGATGTTTGATACGATGGGCCGTGCAGAGATGGCAGCGAAGAAGATTGCTGCGGGTATCTCGACGGTGAACGAGGAGCGCAAGGAATGGGACATGCCAGCTGTGGAGAATGGCGACATCGTGTATATCTCGACGAACCTCATGGAGCTGGGTTCAGAGAAAGGACGGGCCGTCGGTGGCGGTGGAAGGCCGAGCGAAGGCGAAGGAGAGTCTGCTGTGGCACAGCAGCAAACTCAACAGGATGGCGACGATGAAGAGTAAACCATTCAGAATCAGAACAGCCGTAGCCCCACAGCCCATGAGCCGTGACGAGGTGATGGAATACTTCGAGAACTTGGAGCGGCGACGTGCGGTAAACCCAGAGCGCGAAAACGCCCGTATAATGAAACGAGATTTATAAACGAGATAAGAAAATGAAACAGGTAAGATTTGTACCCATCGAGGACTGCCAACTGCAAGTCCGAGAGCCACAGGAGGGTGAACGGGAAAGCCGCACCGTCGTTGGAATGCCCATCGTGTACGGTGTCCGTTCCGTCAACCTCACTCCGCTGTCAGAAGACCGCGAAGTCTATGAAGTGCTGGAGCCTGGTTTCATCACCCCCGAACTGTTGCAGCGGTCGGACGTGATCTTAAACCTGAACCACTCCACGAAAGTTCCCGACGTGCTGGGTCGTTACCGCAACAACCCAGAGCGTGACACTCTATCGCTCGACCTCGTGCCGCAAGGTATGAAATGCCGTTGCAGTTTGCCAAACACCAGCAATGCCAACGATACGCTGGTGCTGATGAAGCGCGGCGACATCACCGGCATGTCTTTCGCCTTCACCGATGACCCGCGCAACCGTGAAAGTGTTGAGTTTGAACAGACGAATGAGCGCAGTGCAGACGGTAAGGAGGTGTGGATTCGTCGTGTGAAGCGAGCCACTGGCTTCTATGACGTGGCCATCGTGACCCACCCCGCATACGAGCAGACAATGGTAGGCACCCGTGAGTTCGAGGATGCTATCATGCGCGAAATTGACGAGCATATTGCGGCACAGAAGCACGAGCAAGAAACAGACGAGGAACGCCAAGAGCGCGAAGCAGCCGAGGCGAAAGCCAAGGAGGAGCAGGAACGCAAGGAGCGCGAAGCCCAGGAACTGGAAGCAATGAAACAGCGCGAGCGTGAGATGATGGCACAGCGTGCCCGTCAGCGTCAGCGCAGAATCTCTGAACAAGAAATCGAATCATTTAGTTATTAACCCTTAAAAACGTTTTTGAAATGGGAAAAAACAAGTATGAACTTCAGAAGCGTCATCAGGACATTCTGATTGCCCTCGACAAGATCGAGGAGACTGCCAACGCACGTGAGGAAGGAAAGCGTGCCCTGACTGCTGAGGAGCAGCAGAACTTCGACGCTCTGATGCGCGAGGATGCCCTTATCGGTGCCCAGCTTCGCGGCATGGCTACCGACGCAGAGTTGGCCAAGATGCAGGAGCATGTAGACATGAGCGCACAGCTGCGTGAGTACTATCAGGACTTGATGTCTCACAAGCGTAGCGACGTGACGCTGACCTTCGTTCCGAAGACCACGCCCGACGGTTCGTCTGTCACTGAGTCTGGTGCTGTGACGCTGAAGATTAACGAGGTGATGGATACCAAGCTGGAAGGCCTTGGACTGCCCAGCACCGTGACCGTGCTGACTGGTGTGACCGGCGACGAGGTGTGGCCCGTGAACATCAGCGACGCTGAGATGGAGGAGGTTGGCGAGATTGAGGTCGTGAATGAGCAGGCCATCAACTTCGACAATGTGAAGGCTATCAGCCGTCGTGTGTCGCTGGCTATCGGCGTGTCGAAGAAGGCTATCAACTTCGCTGCTTTCGACCTCTATGCTTTCATCATCTTCAAGATTCGCAAGGCTCTGGCCGTGTACTTCGCTAAGAAGGTGTACTCTCATGCTGACTGGAACGGCAACAAAGGCCCGTTCTCACTGGTTGACGCTCAGACTCTCGACCTGTCGAGTGGTGCTTTCGAGAAGATTCTGATTGCTGCCGCTGCCTTCGCTGGTGAGGGCTTCGAGGAGACTCCTGTCTTTACTATTGACAAGTACACCGAGGCCAAGCTGAAGGCTACGCTGAAGTCTCCAGGTGTTCCCGGTTACATCATCGAGAACGGCTTGCTCGCAGGCTTCCCCTACACCACCTCCGGCCACATCAACAAGACGCTGGACACCAACGAGTATGTTGATGATACCGACGCAGGCGGTTACAAGAAGCACTTCATGGGCATCGGCCTGTGGGAGTACTTCGCCTTGCAGCAGCACGGCCCGATGGATTTGACCACCGACGCCACCAGTGCTGCCGTGGCTAAGGCTGCCAAGGTCGTCAGCGTGTTCTCGACGGAGATTTCGATGACCGAGCTTTCGAGCAAGATCAACGGCAATACCAGCGGCAAGCCGCAGGCATTTGCGCTGTATGAGCTGAGCTTCTAATTTAGACGGTTAGACGGAGAAACGGAACCCCACCCCCGACCCCTCCCCGAACGGAGAGGGGAGATAAAGGGGAGGGGTTTTTTGTTTAACATGATAAAAAAAAGAGGAACTATGATTGCCGAAAAGAATGTGACGATCTGCGGGAAAGAGGTGGCGATGCGCTACTGCGCTGCTGCCGAGACGGGCTATGAGACCATCAGCGGACAGTCGGTGGAGGTGTTCGTGCCCGAGATCGAAAAGGATGACGATGGAAACATCGTGAATATCAAGCAGCGGGCGAAGGCGAGTGACTATATACGGCTGGCTTTCGCAGCTATCATCGCTGCGTATGAGCGGAAAGGCGATGATTCGCCTGTCACTGCTGAAGACATTCTGTATGATGCCAGTCCGACGGAGGTGAACGACCTGATCCTGACGGTGGTGAAGTTGAGAAACGAGTGGTATGAGGTGCCGAAGGTGATAAAGCCGGAGTTTGTGGCTGACGAGAAGCAGGAGAAAGGGAAGAAGAAAAAAAACGCGACACCGCCCACGACCTCTTCCAAGAGGTAGTGGGCGAGATAGGCCGCGACAGACGGGAATATCTGTATGAGATGTCGTGGCGGGAGATTCTGTTGATTATTCGTGGTTATAGACGGCGGAACGTGCTGCTGTATCAGTTGCAACGGCTGACGGCCTACGGTGCGCTGTTTGCAATGAGCGGCGACAAGCAGCAGAAAGGGCCTGAGGGATGGATACCGCTGTATGTTGACAGGTATATCACGGAGGACGTGCCGGTGATCAGCGAGGAGGAGGAGAAAGAGATGCTGGAGGAGATTGCGGCACTTAATAAGACAGAATAACAGGGTTATAAAGACATAATAACATTTAAGACATAATAACAGAATAACAGGAAAAGACGGATGGACGGTTAGACGATTTTTTAGACGGATAGACGGAGAAACGAAAGTTTTGACAGATAGACGGAAGAACGACTATAGACTATAGACTTTAGACGGTTAGACGATTTTTTAGACGGTTAGACGGATTAAGTCGCTACCACCCCTACCCCTCCTTCCCGAAGGAGGGGAGTAAAGGCCTCCCCCTAAACCTCTCCCCCGACCCCTCCCCGAGCAGGGAGGGGAGACCAACCACCCCTGCCCCTCCTTGAAAGGAGGGGAGTGATGAAGAGTAAACCCCTGACGGATAGTCGGGGGTTTTGTAGTTGAAAAATGATGAAAAGATATGAAATGGCTTAGTTTGGGAGACATCAAGGCGCAGCTGAGGATGGAGTCGTCGTTCACATTGGAGGATGACCTGCTGACGATGTATGGAGAGAGTGCTGAGGAGAGTGTGCTGGCGATATGCCGTCGGACGTATGAGGATTTGATAGAGGAGTACGGCGGCATGCCGAAGCAGCTGGTGCATGCCAGTCTGCTGCTGGTGTCGTTGAGTTACCAGTATAGGGAAGCGGTCGCACCGAACAACCTGTATGCCGTGCCTTACAGCTTCGAGCTGATGGTGAAGCCATTTATGCGGCTGAGTGGTGGTGATGAGGATGCGGACAGTTATGCCCAGCCCACGCTTGGCAGCGACGTGAAGATTGTGTTTACCGCCAACTTGCCCGACGGACTGAAGTTGATTGATGTTGATTTCAAGGCCACTGCCTATAATGACTGGAAGAAGGATGTGAAGGTGGTGTTTAACAAGGCTGACTGCCATGCCATTGGCGACGGCACGAACTATCTGGTGATGTTTAATTCAAATCAGCTGGGCGTCGGCAAATATATGTTGAAACTGGAGATGGATGTTCCTGACAACGACTATGAGTCAGGATATAGCAAGGAGGTAGTGCGGATTGATCCGAAGATTTACGTGAAGGGATGAAGGGACCGATAACGGGACAGGGCTATGCGCAGGTGGCAGGCGTGACCGCAGCTGCCATGTGCTTGAAGCCTTCGGTTACAGCCAGAGGCTATGGCATGCGTGGTGTCGGTGCCGTGGCTACCGGCATCGTCTCTTCTGTGGTCGTGAAGGGAACTGGATTGCGGAGCCTTCTTTTTGGTACAGCATTTGAGACTTCGGACAGGAATATCGTCAACGTGCGGAAGTACCTTGTTGTCACTCCTGAGACACCGCAGAGTCTGATGTGGGTTGTGCCTGGCAACGAGATCAGTTACTTGGTGGAGTCGAACACGGACTGGAATGTTACTTAATTATTCACTAAAAATAGATAGACTATGGCTTATGCATCATGGCTCGTACCGAGCAAATTAAGTGGTAGCGGTAACGATACTGTTAATGTGACCGCAGGTAGTAATAACACTGGAAGAAACGCCCGCACGACAAACATGACGTTCAAGGCAGCGAACTGCGAGGACGTGGTTCGTGCTGTGTCGCAGGCGGGCAAGCCTGAGTTCGTGACGATTCAGAGCACGGCAAGTGTGGCGAAGAGCGGTGTTTCGACACTGACGATTTCGGGCACGTCGAACAGTTCAAAACTCACCTTCTCGCTGGGCAGCGGTGGTACGCTGGTACTGACATTACCTTCGTCATACACCGCAAACAGCGTGGCGACGAACAACGGCGCGGCTATCACGGGCGACCCTGGAGCCACGCAGGAGTTTGCTTACTCCATCGCCTTTACATCAATAGGCGAGAACACGTCTGTCAGTGCTTTGACGGCACAGTTGATTGTGGAAGATAACGCTGGCAATACCGCCACTTGCGCTATCACTCAGGCTGCTGGCGATGCTACGCTGAGTGTAACGCCCGCAAGCGTACAGCTCGATTGGAACGCATACAGCGAGTCAACAAGCGCAACGTTCACTGTTACTTCGAACACCAACTGGACTGTTGAGTAATGGCTACAACGACGAAGACATGGCCGACAGGTGGAACCGTTACCTTGACCTACGGAGGTCAGGGCAACGGAACCATCGTGGTTACAGGCGACGACAACCCGACGGATGCCGCAAGGAGCATGACGGTTACCGTTTCAACCACCGTTGGCTCGGTGTCGAGGCAGGTGACGGTCAGTCAGGCAGCAGGGCCGAATTTCAGACTGAAGGACGGCAAGGCGTTTATTCCGAAGGGTAGCGATTTCTTTAATGTTAAGACATAAATTATGGCAGTATATACAAGTATTTATGACGGAGCAAACGTTGATGCGAGCGTAGGTAGAAGCTATGTTCCTACCTTGAACGCTGCGCCTACGAGTTCGACGCTGACGTTCACGCTGAACAGCAACACCGTGAACTTTGAAATTGGTCAGTTTGCGAAGGTGGCTGTGACTGGAGGCTACGACTTTTACCAGTTGCAAAACATCAGTAGCGGCTCGGCGACGTGGGAGCAGGTGGAGTATGGAGGCTCCTTGCCGAGCAACGTCGCCTGTTTCTCCAATGACAGCGGCGAGGGCATAGTGCCGAGTGACGGCATCAAGGCAGAGACCGTTTCAGCAGGGGCGACTATCTCAGTCAATCCTGACGTGGTGACTGTTGTGAGTGGTAGTGTTGGCACGGCGGCTATCACGCTTCAAGTGCCGAGTGATAATCTCGCTCATGTGTGGGATATTCTCATGACCACAGGGAGCAGCGTGAGTGTGACCTTTGCCACTTCGACGAGTGCTACCATCAAGAAGCCTGAGAGCTTCGCCGTCGGTGCGAGCAAGGCGTGTGAGATAAGTGTTATCGGTGTAGGAACGACTTATTACTTGCGTTATGGCGAGTTTGCTTAATCTGAGCAGTAGTGCCTTGATGGATAAGTTCCTCACAAAGCAGGACGTGACGCTCTCGTTTGCGAGCGCATCCGTCAGTGCGCTGACCACCGACGGAACGAAGGCTGTTCAGTCTGTGACATCAAGCGTGCAAGGGCTGACCTACACCTATACTTCATCAGATACAAGTATTGCTACGGTTAGTGGAAGTACCATCACCATCCTAAAGAGTGGAACTGTTACCATTACTGCTTCGTTTGCAGGAAATGAGAGTTATAATCCTGCCAGTGCATCATATAGTCTTGTTGTCTCCAAGGCCAATGTAACCTTGTCCTTCACCAATGCGACGGTGAACACCACCACCTCTACCTCTACAATGAGCGTGCAGGCTGTCACTTCAAGCGTACAAGGCTTGACGATTACCTACGCTTCGTCTGACAGTTCGGTAGCTACCGTAACAGGAACGACGATTACCATTGTGGATGTCGGCTCGGCAACCATCACTGCCTCGTTCGCTGGCAACGACACCTATAATCCTGCCTCGGCAAGCTACTCGCTCGTCGTGGCTGCGGTGTATGACTTCACCTACACGGGAGCCGTACAGAGCAAGAGTCTCGCGGCAGGAACATACCAACTCGAAGTTTGGGGTGCTCAGGGCGGCACGCAGGGAACTACCAATGGTGGCATGGGCGGCTACTCTAAGGGCGAGATTACGCTATCGGCAACGACTACGGTATATATCTATGTTGGAGGTCAGGGAACTGGAAGCAATTCTGCTACAGCCCTCTCAGGCGGCTTCAACGGCGGCGGCGGTGGCTATGGCGGCGCAAGCTACTACTTCGGAAGTGGTGGCGGTGGCTCTGACATCCGTATAGGCACTGACTCGCTCTATGCCCGCGTGATAGTGGCTGGCGGTGGCGGTGGCTGTGGCTCTCAGAGCACATCATCTTCCCGTCGCTACGCAGGCGGCTACGGAGGCGGCTCTACGGGTGGCACGGGTAGTCAGCGCGGTACAAGTTATCGTGGCGGCACAGGCGGCTCACAGAACGCAGCAGGAACATCGTACAACGGCTCTACCTCCAACCCGACGAACTACGGTGCTTCATCGGCGGCTTTCGGCACGGGCGGCGGCAGAACGTCAGGCACTAACCGCACTGCAGGTGGCGGTGGCGGATGGTACGGCGGAGGATGGTCGGCATCAGGCGGTGGCGGCGGTGGCAGCGGCTATGTGTATAGCAGCTCGACGGCTTCTAACTACCCGTCAGGATGCTTACTGAACAGCAACTACTACCTGTCGAGTACGAGCAACCTCGCTGGCAACTCATCATCTGTTCCCAAGACCGACGGCACGGGTACGGAGACAGGACACAGTGGCAACGGCTATGCGAGAATCACAAAAATATAACCCCCTCCCAGCCTCCCCCGTGCGGGGGAGGAGAAGGGAGTTAAAAGGGAGTAAGGAGAAAAGTAGTAAGTATTAAATCAAAAAGTACATATTATGCCTACAACACTTTCAAGTAAATTTTTGGAGGATGCTAATGGGACGAAGTATGCCCCCATTACCACTCCCAATGCTGTGCGCTTCTCCGACGGCGACAACCTCAATGACAAGCTGTGCGGCTTCGACGTGCCGACATTGAACAGTGCGCCGACGAGCAGCACCACTACCTACACGAAGGACGGCGTGACCGTCGATTTCATCATCGGCCAGTATGCGCGTGTGGCTGATGCTAACGAGGACACTGGCTACAAGTTCTACATTCTTCATGACATCACGACTTCGGGGAATACCAAGACGGCACACTGGCAGGAGACAGGAGCAGGAGGCGTATACTCCGTCCTACAGGTGGAGCTGACGACGAATGATGACGATGACACCGCACTTGCCACCGCACGCTGCTTCGTTACGATAGGAAGCGGCAGCGAGCAGGAGCTGACGGCAAGCGTTGTGAACCACCGCAAGACGCTGACGGTGAACATCGCACCTGGCACGCACTACACGATGCGTATCACCGACGTGACAGGCTATGCCACGCCGACATACACCGCTACCGACCAGACGAAGATGGACGGCCTGACGCTCGTGCAGTTACGCTACGACACGGAGAACGTGACCGTCGTGGTCAATCAGACGGGTGGCAGCGACTCGGACATCGCAGGTGCTACGGTGACGATGACCGATATGACGGCTTCTTCTACCGTGTCCACGCAGGCAAACGGCAAGTACAAGATTCCCGCTGGCCATACCTATCGGGTGAGCGTGAGCGATATTCAGGACTATATGGAGCCTACGCATGTGCCCGAGGTGGCATGCACCGACGGACGGACTACCCATACTGTGACGATGACGTATGTAGCGGGAAACATGTACACGGGCTATATCATCCTTGACCAGACATCGAGCAACCCCACGACGAAGGTGCTCGACGAGCAGAACAGGAGCGGGTCGTCTTATGTACGCCCCAACGTGATAGACTATATCCGCGCGGCATCACACAGGTATGTGGGAACGTTCTCTAACGGCACAATGTCCTTGAAACAGCTTGACGATACCGACGGCACACAGTTTGCCGACGGGACGGATGCTTTGTCGTATATACAAGGATTCATGGTACAAGGCATGCCGTATGCAAGCGTATTTATGCGCCTGCCCTATTTCTTCACAAGGGTAAGCACCGTAGCTACGGACAAAATCAAGATAGAGTTTGCGTATGACCCCACGCAGACGGCTACCACAACGCAAAATCCAGGCAATGGTTGGAAGCAATGGGGAGGAAATGAGCTGATAGGCGTGTATGAGGCGACCGCTTTCGACCCGACACATCAGTATGACCCGAGTTCAAACATTGGAGATTGGGTTCTTGCGTCTGTGAGTGGAAGTGAGTCAACAGGTGGTATATATTACCAGGACACAAGCACTTACTACGGTACACAGCCTGCTTTCAAGACAATGGCACGCAACATGGGCAACGGCTTCACCCTCGTCAAATGGCGTCACCACTGCATCATGGCTATCCTCTACTACGCCTACTACGGCAACACGAACTGTCAGGAGCAGTGCGGATATGGTGCTGACAACTACACAGGCGAGTACCGCGATACAGGCTTGAAGAATTCCCTCGGCATGACGGACACCACCTCTTTGAACGGAAATACGGATAACATCAATTTCTGGGGACTCGAGAACTGGTGGGGATGCAAATTCGAATGGTTTGACAACGTGCAGTACACATCGAGCGGCTTCCAAGTGACGGAGGATGACAATACCGTGAGGACGGTCATAGACTTCTCTAATATGACGCACGTCTCAGGTATCCCGTCATATTCGTATCTTGTTTGCACAGCATCCAAGCTGCTGCTCGGCGAGAATCTCGACATTGTTCCTACAAACGATACTGTGAATGATAGCGGGAGCGACGATGCGGGCTACTGCGATGGACAATACTTCTACAAGCCTGACGATGGCACGCCTATGGTTGCCTGCCGCTCGGGCGTCAGCGCGTTCTCGTTCGGCGGTGTCGCCTGCGTCGCGGCGAGTTACGATTCTCCGGACGCGAATGGCGACATCGGTTCTCGTCTCGCCTTCACGGGCACAATCGCAATCGAGTAATCGTCGGGGGTGCAGGGGGCACAGCCCCCGCGCGTTCTCCCGTAATCTCTCATCGGTGGTGGAGCCTACCATCACCTAAAAGAAGAAAAAGCAGGTAGAGACAGGCATGACGGAGCCTATGGTTGCCTACCGCTCGAACAACAACGCGAACTCGAACGGCGGTGTCGCCTACGTCGAAGCGAATAACGATTCTACGAACGCGAATGACAACATCGGTTCTCGTCTCGCAATAATAGAAAAAAAGCGCAGAAGTCGGCCTCACGACGAAAAAGATGCGGCAACGGCAAGGGGTGACGTGATTATCCGCAGCCGTCCGCAGCCTGTCGAGCCTCACTACACCATCTGAAAGAGTGATGGAAGTGGAAAAGCACGTGCGCGTGGCCTTTGGCGGTGAGTAGGCTTCACTCCTTAGCGGGAGGTAAGGGAAACGAAAACGGCTGGCCACAAAGAATGAAGGCCGCGATTAAGCGAGAGAAGCGCGATGCTCGCATCAGCACTTCCGAGCGTGAGCGGACTCGACGCGAAAGCGTCAAGGCCGACGTTATGGTAAAGGTTAAGGTATAGATGGCAAGGACGCACAAGCATATCGTGGAAGAGGCAGCGGAATACGGCAACGTGGCCGACTCGCTGGACTACGAGCTGCGCGGCAGGCGCGGCAGGACGTGGCAGGGGCGGTGGATAGCCGCTCACCGCGAACAGGTCATCCGTGCCACACAGCACAGCATCCTCGGCGGCACGCTCAGGCCAGGGAAGTACCGCAGCCTGACGGTGAACGAGCGGGGGAAGATACGGCAGGTGCAGTCCATCTCGCTCCTCCGTTCCATCGGCATCCATGCCGTGATGAAAATCGTGGAGCAGCGCATCACGCCGTCGTTCATCACCGACACGGCGGCGAGCATCAAGGGGCGCGGCGGCACATACCTGCTGAGACGCCTGCTGCGAGACCTGCGCAGAGACAGAGAGGGCATGCGCTATGTGTATAAGGACGACATACGGAAGTTCTACCAGAGCACGAGTCAGGACATGATGATGGCGGTGATACGCAGGACGTTCCGTGACCGAAAGCTCATTAGGATTCTCGGACGGTGGGTAAGGATGCTGCCCGAAGGACTGTCTATCGGCATGCGCCCATCGCAGGGATTGGAGAACCTGCTGCTGTCATTATACCTCGACCACAGGATGAAGGACATGGCGGGATGCAGGCATTTCCAACGCTACTGCGACGACAAGGCTATCGAGGCTCCGACGATGAGGGAGCTGACACGGCTCATCCGCGTGGAGCGTGAGGGCGTAAGGGAGGCAGGCTTGGAGGTGAAGGGCGGTGCACAGGCATGGTGCTGGGAGCAGCGGCCTATCGACTTCCTCGGCTATGTCATCGGCTACGACGGGAAGGTAAGGATAAGGAAACACATCAAGCAGCGTTTTGCGCGGCGTTGGAAGCGCGTGAAGAGCAGGAGGAGGAAACGTGAGCTCATCGGCTCGTTCTACGGCATCGCCAAGCACGCAGGCGCAAGGCATCTCTTCAGGAAGATAACAGGAATAGACATGACTACATTTGCAGAGCTGGGCTTCGTCTATCAGAACGACGGAAAGAAGGACTTCACGGCGGAGCCTATCAGGTTGTCACGGCTTGCCAACAGGCACGTGACGGTGAAGGACTTCGAGACGGAGATAAGGACGAGGGAGGGCGAGGGACGGTATATCGTGCTCGTAGAGTCGGAAGGCCGCGAGTACAAGTATTTCACCAACTCGAAGAAGATGAAGGCCGCGCTCGACTTCGCAAGGGAGAAGGACGCGCTTCCCTTCGAGTGCACCATCGAAGACCTCGGCAATGCGGGGTATATGTTCAGATGAATCGTTTACGTTTAACTTAAAAAAAAGATAACTATGACAATCGACATCAACAAGAGACATTCGGGAGGCACGGCCACGCAGGTCGTGGAGTGCATCGACAGACGCTTCGGCACTTGGAGAGTGAGGACAGACTTCAAGGAGCAGGAGGAGCAGCAGACAGGACGTACGCGCAGGAGCGTGACGTTCATCGAGACGGAGATACCTCACAAGCCTACAATAGCTGAGGTGAGGGAGTTCGTGTACGGAGTTATCAACGCGCAGACAGACCTCAAAATTCTCTCAGGGATGACATGGGGAACGAAACCCGTGTGGCTGAGCGAGGAGAACCAGAAGAACTTCTCCGAGGCGCAGAGAGTAGCACAGATGATGCCCGAGGCTATCCTGCCCGTCACCTTCAAGCTCGGCGAGAACGCCGAGGGAGAGCCCGTCTATCATGAGTTCACCACCGCTGAGGAACTGACACAGTTCTACCTCACGACGGTAGGCTATATCAACGCCTGCCTGCAGGAAGGGTGGCAGAAGAAGGACACCTTCGACTTCACGCCCTACGAGCTTATCCTGAACCCAGTGACGGATGAGTGAGAAGACGGAATAACAGGAAAGACAGAATAACGATTAAAGACATAATAACAGAAGAACAAAAGAAAAAGGGAGGAAGGAGGGGAGTTAAAAAAGTTTGGTAAACCTGAGATGTGAAAATGATGAGATTTTGAGGAAAGTCCTCAAAGATAATATTAACCTTTTAAAAATTTTGGAAAAATGGAGGCTAAAGATTTATTGGAGGCTAAAGCTGTGTGGGGTAATAATGGCCTGAGCCAGTATGAGCAGATCAAAGTGGGGTGCATGAACAAGAAGGCGAGCGGCGTGGCTATCGGTGGGCTGTGCGTGGCTGTTGGTGCTGCCGTGGGTGCCGTTGGCTTCGGGATGTATGCCGTGGCGAAGGCTAAGGAGGCGAAGAGCGTTGCTGCTGCTGAGAATGCTGGTACGGCTGCCCTGCTGAAGAGCGTGACGGAACAGGTGGTGCGCGACCATAACGAGAGCATCAGCCGAGACCTAAATATTACCAATACGATTACAGACACACAGAGCGGACAGCAGGCTACGACACAGAGCCAGCAGCTGAGCAATGAGATTGCGCTGGGCGTGATGACGGGCGAGTACGAGAAGCGACCGCAGCGGGTGGCCCTGTATAGAGACCAGCAGGCGTGCGACTGTCCGGGGGGATGTAGATAACCCCCTCCCTGCCTCCCCCGAACGGGGGAGGAGTGACCTCTCCCCCGACCCCTCCCCGAGCATGGAGGGGAGTTAGAGGTAGAAAGGAGTAAGGAGATAAGAAGAAATACTCTCTCGACTGGGATTCATAGTTCCCGACCCCGACTGGCGGCTCCGATGCGATGGCAATAGGTTGACAGCTGGCCGGGGTTTTTGTTTTTAGACATAATAACTTTTAAAGACAGAATAACAGAATAACAGAATAACAGGGAGAAAGGAGTAAAGGGAGGAAGGAGAAAGGAGAAAACCACCCCTGCCCCTTTTTTCAAGGAGGGGAGTAAAAGCCTCTCTCCATGCCCCTCCATATAGCCCACCACCCCTGCCACTCCTCCCAGGAGGAGGGGAGTAAACCTGCGAGGGGAAGATTTTTGATTTAAGAGTTTAGAATTAAGAATTTAGATATGGCAGAGAATGTTGTAAAGCTGAGGGTCGATAGCGAAGAGTATGATGCGAAGATCAAGCGTGCTGCGGAGGGTTTGCAGCACTATGCCGACGAGTGTAGGAAGGTAGGCGGTACGCTGTCGGTGGTGGAGGATGAGACGCTGGAGTTTGTGCGTGCGCTGGGTAAGATGCCGACGGTGGCGAAGAGCAGTACGCAGGGGCTTCGTGAGCTGACGCGGGCGACCACCGACTTGGAGATTCAGTATCGTGCGCTGACGGAGGAGGAGAAAAACAGCGATTTTGGCAAGGCGATGCGTGCTGCCATTGACGAGCTGACGGAGCGTAGCGGTCAGATGCGTGACGCGATGGGTGACATCCAGGCAAGCATCAAAAATGCTGCCAGTGATACCCGCACCTTTGACCAGATAGCCGGTGCTGCCAGTGTTGCGACGAGCAGTTTTCAGACGTTTCAGGGAGCGGCGAAGCTGCTTGGTATGAATCTGGGCAATGACGTAGAGATTATCGCCAAGTTGCAGTCAGCTATGGCCCTGACGAACGGTCTGACGCAGATTCAGAATGCGTTGCAGAAGGAGAGCGCGGTGATGCAGGGTGTTGTGGCGGTGCAGACAAAGGCTGCTGCCGCTGCTCAGGCGTTGCTGGCGAAGAATACTGCGCTGGCGACTACGGCGGGCAAGGCTTTCAACCTGGTGGCGAAGGCTAACCCTGTGGGGTTGCTGATTGGAGTCATCGGTGCTGCGGGTGCTGCTATGGGGTTGCTGTCGAGTAGCACTGATGATGCTGCCGATGCCCAGGAGGGACTGAGCGATGCCACGCTGAAGACGAAGGAGGCTCTGGAGGGCTTGAAGAAATCGTCGGACTTCGGCATCGAGATAGCGAGAGCTGCCGGCGTGGGCAGTGAGGCTCTGGCAAAGATGACTGCCGATGCTGCAAAGGCCAGGTTGGAGCTGGCACAGATGAATGTGCAGAGTGCGAAGCAGGAGTTGGCCCATGCTGCCGACAGCGGCAACGTCTTTGACTTCTCGAAGCTGGCGAAGAATATGGAGGTTGCACTGGCGATGGAAAAGGAGGCTGAGGAAGCCGTCATCGAGGCCAACGCCAACTATAGAAAGGTGGTGCTGACGCGACAGAAGATTGTGGCTGGTGCCGATAGTCAGACGACGGAGAAGGGCATCCGGGCCGCTATCAGTATGCTGCGTGAGATGCGGAGCGAGGTTGATTTGAACTCCAAGTCGTATGAGGAATATACTAAGAAGATTGCGTCGCTGGAGGCCAAATTGCCGAAAAATACGACGGGACGGCCCACCGCGCCGAAGATTTCAAAGGCGCAGAGCGAGGAGCAGAAGATAGCCGAGCAGATTGGTGTGCTGACGGTGGAATATCAGGAGTTGGCTACCGTTGCGAAGAGTGCCGAAGGAGCGATGAGGAATGGCGTGACGGAGCGTATGAACGCCATCAGGGACGAGATTCGCTTGTTGCAGGCACGAAATGACGAGTTGAAGAAGTTCGCTGCCGAGGCCAAGAGCGTGCAGTTTGCCAACGGTTCTTTGCCTGCTTTGACGCAGCAGTTGAAGGAGCTACAGGATGCACAGGCACAGAGTCTGAACAGCAGGCAGTGGAAAGCCTATCAGGAGCAGATTGAGCAGGCGCAGCATGCCATCGACGCGCTGAAGGGCAAGTGGCAGGAGGGTTTGCAGGCTATCTTCTCGATGCCGAGGACTGTCACTGTGACCGCTGAGACCGACGAGGCTCAGGCGAAGTTGGCTGCTATCGGTGCAGTAAGAATCAGTGACAAGACGTTTGCTGTGCTGGCTAACGATAGTGATGTGCTTCGGAATATTCAGGACATCGAGGGTATTGTTGTCGATGACAAGGTATTCACCGTGACCGCCGAGACCGACGAGGCAAAGGAGCAGTTGCGGGCTATCGGAGCCGTGCAAATTGCGGACAAGATGTTTGCTGTGCTTGCCAATGATGATGATGTGCTGAAGAATGTCAGGGACATTGAAGGCATTGAGATTGAAGATAAGTCGTTCTTGGTGACCGCCGATACGGAGGATGCGAAGAAGGAGTTGGCAGCTATCGGAGCGGTGCAACTGAGCGACAAGATGTTTGCCGTGCTTGCCAATGACGATGATGTGCTGAAAAATATCCAGGATATTGAGGGCATCGAGATTGCCGACAAGTCGTTCTTGGTAAGTGCCGATACCGACGAGGCAAAGGAGCAGTTGCGGGCTATCGGTGCCGTGCAGCTGAGCGACAAGATGTTTGCCGTGCTTGCCAATGATGACGACGTGCTGAAGAATGTCAGAGATATTGAGGGCATCGAGATAGCCGACAAGTCGTTCTTGGTAAGTGCCGAAACCGACGAGGCGAAGGAGCAGCTGAGGGCTATCGGTGGCATGGAGATTACGGACAAGACGTTTGCTGTGAGGGTGAATGACGGTGACGTGATGAGTCAGCTTCAGGCTATCGAGGGCGTGGAGATAGCGGAAAAGACGGTGACGGTGGTTGCCGATACTGCTGAAGCCTATGCCGATATTCAGGAGTTGACGCGGAATGTGGACGGTACGACGGTGACGTTTCAAGTGGTGCCGAAGTTGGAGGTTGGTAACAATATCCAGAACTCGGCTGGTCTGAGTGCATACATCAGCAGTATCAAGAACGACCTTGCCAATGCCGACTTCGGGAGTGCGCTGTATGCGAGTTTGGAGAGTCAGCTGGCAGATATGACCATGTTGCAGAGCCTTGTGAGCGAATCGCTGAAGGCAGGACTCGGCACGGCGATGTTTGATGTTGCCGACGAGCTTGGTCAGGACTTCTGGACGCGGGCCATGAACGGAGGCGTGGAGAACGTGGACTGGCAGGCTATTGCCGACGTGATTAACTCAAAGCGAAAGGAGATGGGCCTTGACCAGCTGACGCTGGACTTCGACAGTGGGAAGGTGAGCAGCAACGGCAAGCGTACACGGATGGACGAGAAATTGTCGAAAGTGGCGAGCGGTCTGTCGTCGGTGACTGGCGGTCTGAAACAGATTGGGCTTGATGTGCCAAAGGAGGTGGATGAGGTTATCGGAGCCATTCAGGGGCTGTGTGCGATTATTCAGGGCGTGCAGACTATCGTGAGTGTGACGACGACGGGTGCTTTGACGGCTAATACGGCAGCACTTATCGCTTTGACTGCGGCTGTGAACGCTAATAGTATCGTAAGTTCTATTCCAGTGTTTGCTGGAGGTGGTATTGTGCCTCACGCCGCTACAGGACGGATGATCGAGGGCAGGCACTATTCGGGAGATAATATCTATGCCGGCGGAGCGATGGTCGATGCCGGGGAGCTGGTGCTTAATAAGGCTGAACAGGGCAATCTAGCGAGCCAGTTGCAGGACGGTGAGCGCGGCGGTGGTATGCAGCTTGCGCGGGTGAGCGGCGAGCAGATATACGTTGCCATGAGTAACTATTTGCAGAGGAGTGGGAAGGGAGAGTTGGTGACGTGGAAATAATACCCCACCCCCGACCCCTCCCCGAACGGAGAGGGGAGAGATAAAGACATAATAACATTTAAAGACATAATAACAGAATAACAGAAAAGACCCCACCACCCCAACCCCTCCTCCCCAGAGGAGGGGAGTAAAAGAGACGGATAGACGATAAAAAGAATGAGATATGGCACAGGTAGGTAATAACATCATTGTGTATGTGTCGGAGAATAACGGCACGAGTTGGACAGCTGTAGCGGCGACGAGAAGCGACGAGTTGCAGGCCGAGGCTGAGCTGATTGAGAAGGCAAGCGCGAGTCAGCAGGCGTGGAAGGAGTATGTCGCCGGCAGGAAGAGCTGGGGGCTGACGGTCAGTTGGCTGGTGGTGAACGTGGCTGACATCAGGAACGTTTTGAAAGTCGGGACGCGAGTAAAAATCCGTGTCGGTGGCAGGACGTTCTCGTCGAGTGCCGGTGTGGAGGGCTATGCGTATGTGAGGACGTGCAAGACGACACACACGAGAGGGAATATTGCTAACGGGAGCTTCGCTTTTGTGGGGGATGGTGCACTTACATAATAACGGAAAAAGACATAATAACATAATAACAAAAAAAAGACATAATCGCTCGGCTTTAACCTACCACCCCCAGCCCCTCCTCCGAGGAGGAGGGGAGTTAGAGGGGAGTTGAGAAAAGATTGGTAAACCTAAGGAATGAAGGTGAGGGAGTTAAAAAGAAGAGAATATGGGATTAGATACTGATAGTCTGTTTGTAACTGCGCTGAAGGGAAATGCGGAGTTGATGGTGTTGCTGGGAGAGGAAGAGCCTACCCCCGAACCTGATACCCCCTCCCTGCCTCCCCCGAACGGGGGAGGGGAAGAGGATGAAAATGAGCCTACCACCACTGACCCCTCCTCCCAGGAGGAGGGGAGTGACCCCACCCCTGCCCCCTCAGACCCCACCCCCAGCCCCTCCCCGAACGGAGAGGGGGGTGATGAAGAGGGGAGTAGTAAAGAAGCAAGGTTGTATGGCACGGCGATACCGTTGCCGGACGATGATGCGGAGAATGTGGAGGTGCCGTATGTGATCGTGACGTTTGACGGCTTGACGAATGTGGAGGAGTCGAAGGACGTGCCATACGAGGGTGATGAGGACCGCGTGAACATCGGTGTGGAGGTGACGGCGAAGACGCTGAAGGACTTGCACGATCTGACGCAGATGGTGAGAGAGACGATACTGGGTTATTTCCAGGAGAACGAGACGGCGGTGAGAGACTACCAGATGAGTGCTGACGGTATTCAGTATGATGCGAAGAAGCCCTGCTATTGGCAGGTATTGAGATATGTTTGTGATGTTGAACCTCTAAATATTGACGAAAATGAGTAAGATTAAAGGACAGAATTTTGTGACCAGTGCATCTGTCGTTGCTAATGAGACGAACTGCACGGTGACCGTGACTGGTAACACGGAAGATGTCAGCGACAAGTCGGCTACTGGACTGTACTCGAAGGAGAGTGTGGTATCTACGAGCTGGCAGGTGCAGACAGACACGTACCAGAGCGAACCTGAGCAGCTGAAGGCTATTTTGAACACCTTCAATGCTGCGGCATCTATCGCCGTAGGCTGGAGTGCCGACGGTGCTTCTGGCATCAGTAAGAGCGGACAGGCCCTGCTGAATGACTTCGTGATGAACTTTAACGACCGTGAGACGGTCAATGTTTCACTACAATTCCAGGGAACGGGAGCCCTCAGTTAGAAATTATGAAGAAAGGACAATACATCAGACTGTTGCTCTCTACGACAGCAACACCTACGAAGGTTATTGCAGCTTCCAAGCAGATGGCATTGCACGGATCGGCTACCGTTGAAGAGTCGTCAACGAAAGATACGACCGGCGACAGTATGGACTACGAATGTACGGGCTTGGCCTATGACATTACAGGCTCTGCGCTGATTCTGACCTCGAATGATGCGCTGAACACCGGTGCCAACTCAGCAGCCGACATGCTGGCTAATCTGGGTGATACGGAGCTATACTGGCGCATCTGCGTGATGGAGGGCACAAACAACCGTACTGTTGACGAAGAGATTTGCTCAGGCAAGTGCAAGCTGACCAGCTGGAGTGCACAGGGCCAGAACAAGCAGAATGCGATGTATAACTATACGCTGACTGGATTTGGGGCCATCACCGTGCCGACACAGGCATAGTGTGAAAGTGGTAAACCCCTGACGATGAGTCGGGGGTTTATTGTAGGCGAATGTCTCACCTACACAAAGGAACTATGAACTATGAGCGTATTTAACAAGAGGAGAGAGATGGAAGAGCAGCAGGCGTTGGAGGTGTTGCTGGGGCTGACGTGGAGCAGCAAGGCATCGTTGAAGAAACATTGTATTTTGGCTTATGGTGGCAACATTCAGAAGGCATCGGAGGCATACGATTTTCTGGTGAAGGATATGGAAGCCCTGCCAGATGTTGATCCTGTACCGCCGACCACGATGCAGCAGATGAAAGACATGGCGAACGGTGTTGTGGGCTGGCTTGGTCAGAATCAGGGGACGCTGATTGACACCTTCAACACTGTGAGAGGGTTGTTTGGAAAGGTTGGAGCGGTGGCTGAGGAAGCCGAGGAAGTAACGATAGAGGAATAAGGAATGATGAAACTGTATGAAGTGAAGGTGAATGTGTATGCTGACGACGAGCGTCAGGCACAGGCAGCGGAGGAGGCGTTGAACTCGTTTGTGACGGAGTTGCGGGCTAAAGGCCGTGCGGTGACGGCACAGAAGTTGGCCGAGGCCGTCGGCAAATGGCAGCGGAATGCCATTGTGAGGGTAGAAGTTTTAAATCATTTTCCAAAGATAGCGAAGTGATGGCAGAGATTGATGGACAGGTTGCTGTGGAGCAACAGCAACAGCAAGGAAAGATTTGCTATGGCGATTGTTTTTCCTGCGGTTATCAGCAGGCTTGGCTGTGTACGGCCATGAACTCGCTGCGGACCATGAGGATGGCGGAGTCGCTGGCTGTGGAGTTGCAGGCGTTGAAGGCACAGGTGGCAGAGCTTCAGGAGAAGTTTGGCAGTGAGCCAGAGCCACCTGTTCAAGAAGCTGCAGCTGAGCCACAGCCTACGGAGAAGAAGAAGAAATAGCACAGAGTGCTGGCGGTGCAGATAATAGGCTGGCGGAACGAACAAACAACAAAAAGTATGTGTAACAAGAATGGACAGACGTATGTGAACTGGCTGACTCCTGGTCCGGGTAGTACGGAGGCCAGTGCGCAGTGGCAGGTGGGCTTGACTCACTACACCTGCGGCAACAAGAAGATGTGTGTGAACAATGGTGACGGGTTTCCCGTGGCGAGTGCGCTAAGCGTGCAGATCATCGGTGGCCCGAACTTGATTCCTGACAGCGGGCAGTATTGCTGTGACGTGCGGATTATCTGCGATGTGACCTATCAGCAGATTTATGGCTGCGGTTGCTGTCCGAACTATTGCCCTGTGACGGAAAAAGTGGTGGCTACGGTGTGTGTGCCTTGTAGTGAAACTCTGCCGACGGTGGCTGATGCAGGTGTGAATTGTCAGGCTGCTAATGTGCAGTGTGGCTGTTCTACCACGAATGAGATGTCGCTGAATGTGGCCTTTACGTTGGAAACGGCTACCGAGGCCGACGAAACAGACGGGGAGGGATAAGAGATGATGTGGGATGTCGTCGCGGTGATGGTGGCCGCTGTGCTGGTCAATCACATGGGGCTTATTGACGAGCTTGAGCGCAGGCTGAAAAGAGAGCTGCCCATATTGAATTGCGTGCGGTGCCTCACGTTCTGGTCGGTGCTGCTGGTGATGATTTTCAGGAGCAAGTCAACGACGCATGTAGAGGTCATCGTGGCGACATCCTTCGTTGCATCTTTTGCAGCCCAATGGCTGGAGTTGTTTTTTGGATTTTTGAGCAAGATATATGAAAGACTATACAAAAAAATCTACCCCCAGGAAGTCGGTAAAGAGTTCGAATGGAAAAAAGACGACGGTGCAGCATACACTGCGAATACCACGTCAGAAGTGTCCCAACTGCGGTGGGAGGTGGAGTTAAATGACGAATGACTATGAAAGAAAGATACGAGCAGCTATATAAGTACATGGCCGAGAGCAAAGACCCTGAGAACATGAAGCTCTTCGGTCAGGTGATGGGCGAACTGATGGATAGGGCTATCAGGAATGACGCATCATTCGCCGAAAAGGAGATTGACAAACTGGAGGCGATGATGTGGCAGCAATACCTGAGTCGCTCGGAGGCTGAGCATATTGTGGGCAACATGTCGCCTTCTGCTCCTTGGGGTTTCGGTACATGGAAAAGTGCCATGCAGCAGGCTGGATTGCCGACGATGGAGGAAGGACTGTATAATGAATATGCGCTGTGGACGGAGATGAACAAAGTTATGAGCGACCACGGCGAGACATACAGGAGATACGGCATTTCGCCCGATTTGCAGCTGGTGCGCGACCTGGCTCTGGATGACCTGAAGGATCAGGACGGCGTGTATGATATTCGTGAGTATTTTGACGTGTAGGCTATGGCATATTCAAGTGGACTTCTGAAAGACCGTGTGACCATTTTGAATCGCAAGAAGGCTGTGTCGGGGAAATATGGCCTTGACAGTGCTGGTGTGGAGTGGGAAGAGACGGGCACGGTGTGGGCCAACGTTGAGTGGACGCGCGGCAAGCAGGCGATGAATGTCGGTGCGATTGATGTCTATGGTGTTATCATGGTAAGGATTCGTTGGACGACGATTGTCAATGAACGCAGTCATATCAAGCATGACGGAAAGGAGTATGCCATTCTGGGTGATACCTTCCATGCGGACAGGCAGGGAAATACCATCCAGTTTCACGCACAGGCGTTTGTGCAGGAAAAATGAAAAAAGGTGTCAGTGGTGACACCTTTTTTTTTGTTGTCAGAACGTAAAACTATCGTAGCCCTCCCATTCGGGGTTGACGGTGATGCCGATGGTGACGGAGGACATGTCGGTGGCCGAGAAATCGCCGGTGTATTCGGTGACGCGGTTGATGGTGACGGGGATGTTGGTAAGGGATGACTCGCCGAGGATGTTGTCGTTGGCATCGAGGGCGGTCATCTCTAACTTTGTGATGATGTCTTCTGTGGAGTGCGGGAAGGTGTAGATTTCGTAGATGCCGTCAGAGACGAAGGCGCGGAGTTCTGTCTGCTTGCTGTTGACACAGCCGAAGCCTGCCTGCGGGGAGAAGGTGCTGGAGCCACCGACGTAGTAGCATTTGAGCGTTTCGGTGCCAGCGGGTAGTCCTGACAGGTAGAGCCGAATCATTGACACACAGCGTTGCAGGCTGATGTCGATGTCCTGACGGATGTCGGTGAGCGTGACGGCTGTGTAGGCGTAGAAGGTGTCGGTGACCTTATTGCTGGGGAATGTCACTTTGTCAGGGGCTGTGATGGTGGCCGAGCCGTTGCAGGAATGCGCCATAATGACCAGCGTGTAGTTGCCTGGCTGGGCGGATACCTGCGTGAGTCCGAAGCTGCCGTCAGAGGATGTCTGTGATACGGTTTTTACTCGCTCTCCGTCTTCGTTGAAAAGGGCGATGTTGATGCGTGAGAAGATGTCGGAGAGGTTGGCACGAGTGCTGTTGGCATGGATGTGAATAATCAACGTGGAGAGGTCATTATCGGTGTTGGTATCGTCGATGACCGTCTTGGAGCAGGCAGCGAGCAGGAGTGCTGACAGGAAAAGGAATATCTGTTTCATGTTACCATTCGATTTGTGTGGGAGTGAGCCATTCGTCATTAAGAGTGATTGAGAAGCCATCGGAGGACGAGAAGAGAGGGCCTGAGAGGTCGGTGACACGATTGCGGAGGACAGGCACGTCGGGAATGGTGACCTGTCCGATGATGCTGGAGTTGGCATCTTTGGCCGTGATGGTCACGTCGGAGAGCCATTCGTCACCAGCGTCGCTGATGCCGAAGACGTTGAGCGAAAGGCTTCCAGTCGTGCCATGATATGAGGACGGTATCGTAATGCTGATAGGCGCGTCGATAGACTGCGTGGCCTCGCCTGTGGTGTAGTCGATGCCACGAAACCAGACGGAGGGCTGAATCTCGACGGTGGCAAGGGAGGCTGGCACCTCGTCGGTAATGGTGATACGCATCTTCGTCGTCGCCCTGTTGAGGGTGACAGACTGTTGGGCGGTGGTGCCATCGACATTGAGTGTGACGGACTGATGGAAGGTGTCGGAGGCGGTTGCCCATGTGACGGTGGTAGTGCCGACGGTGGGTGTCTTTCCGCGCGAAGCTACGAAATAGACGGCGTGTTGTCCGTAGGTCATTGGCAGCGTGGGCGTGGCGATGTCCTCGTCGGAGGATGTCTTGTGGAGCATCTGGGCGAGGGTGCCATCAACGTAGTCAAAGAGCCAGAGGTCGGTCATGTCGGTGCCGTCGGCTGTGAGTGAGCGGGTGATTTGCCATTTTGCAGGCCGGACTGAGAAGGTGACGGATGTCACAGGTTCTGAATCTGGGTCGGTTGGTACGACCATTCTTTCACAAGCCGTCAGGGTGACGGCGAGAAGGAGGAGTAGATGTTTCATGTTACTTAGTTTTTGAGTTAATTTTTTCGGCGATCATATCAAATTCATCGTGGACTGACTGGGCGATGACCTTGGCATATTTCTGCGTCTCTCGGATGGTGCTGTGGCCCATCATCTTGGCAAGGTTTTCTATTTTTACACCATTGCGGAGCATGTAGGTGGCAAAGGTATGACGAGCGAGATGAGAGTGCATGCGCGTGGTGATGCCTGCTGCCATGCCGATGGCTTTCAGGGCGTGGTTGTAGTCGGCATTGCCGATTTTGGGCACTTGCATTCCATATTTTTGCAGGACTTTGACGGCAGGAGGTAGGAGCTGTGAGACGAAAGCCACGCCCGTCTTGATGCGCTCGCCCACGCTGATCCATTTGCCATCGACCTGCTTGTAGTTCTTGATGTCGAATGCCTGTGCGTCGGAGTATGAGAGGCCTGTGTAGAGCTGGAACACAAAGAGGTCGCGGGCAACGGCCATCGGAGTGCCGGCGACTGGATGCAGGCTCATGACGGCTGCTATCTCCTCTTCTGTCAAGTATTCGACGTTCTCCTTCACTCCCTTGTGAAAGTCGCCACGCATGCGGTCGTAGATATTGGCTTCTATCTTTCCCATTTTGACGGCACGGGTGATGAGTGCACGTAGGCATCGGTGGTAGTTATAGACTGCGGCATCGCCAATCTTTTCGGGCTTCTTTCCAGCCTGAGCATCGGCTGTGCGCTGCGGTCGCTTGATTCTGTGCAGCCATGCGTCCCAGGCGTAGATATTCTCGACGGTGAGGTCGCTCCAAGTCTTTATTTGGCCATAAGCCTTCAGACGGTTCTCCATGACCTCGTAGCGTGAGCGGGTGCCGCTGGTCATCTTTAACTGTGGAATCTGCTCGGCGATCCATTTCAGAAGCGCGTCTGGCTCTTCTTTCTTTTCCTGCGGGTTGTCAAAGACGCGGCTGCGTATGAGCGCAACATCTATTTCCTTTTCTTGTCGCTGGAGTTCATTTGCTTCATGGGCGACAGCTTGCACTATCATACCAAGACGCTCGTTCAGGGCATCCATATCTGGGCGATTGACAACGCTGCCAGCCCACTCGTTCCTGTGCACACGAACATTGCTATTTATATAGAAGGATTTTTTGCCGTGTGTGATTCTTATTTCGAGCGGCCCTTCTTTTCCTTCTTCGGTTCGGTTTCGATGGTCGAATATTACAGATATTTTGTATTTTAACATTTTTGTGTCTTTTTTAGTTATTTATCTATGCCAAAATATTACCCATAGTTTACCCAGAGTGGTTTATGGGTAATATTTTGGCAAACTTTTTATGGAAATAAGTATATATAATGTTCTTTAAAGGACTTTCCGCAAATCTCTTGAAAACCGCTGTTTTAGGCGATAAATAAAGGGGATTCCCGATTTTTACTATCGATTATCCCCTCTTTTTTCGTGATTCCGGCGGGATTGTGCGAGATTTGAGGGGCTGTTGTGTTTATGGGGGTTGGCGAATTGGCTTCATTGGCGTGGGTAATATTTTGGCTATTATGGGGTGTGTTTTTGTCTGTTTCGGTCGGCTGCGCCGATGGGGAAGGGGTAGCTGTTGATGTCGGAGCCGGCTGCGTCGATGACGCGACGGAGTTCTGCGATGCGGTGCAGGCGTTCTTCAGCGAGTTTGGTGATGTCGGCGATGCGGGCATCTTTTTCGCGCTCCATTTTTGCCATTTCCTGCTCCAGTTTTTCATATTTTTCTTTCAGCTCCTCGATTAGCTGATCTTTGGCAGCAAGGATGGCATTTACAAGGCTTGACTGGTCGATGTGCTGCTGTGGCTGCTGTGCAGCTTGCGCTTTTCTTTTTTCTATTACTTTGCGATCTGGATTGTGATATTCAAGCAACTCGTCGTCGGGAACGTTAGCTACAAGCATGTATTCACTTTTTCCGAGCATGTAGTTGACATTCAACTCTCCCTTTGAGACACGAGCGAGAGCATTCATCGTGTCTAAAGAAACTTTCTTGGTTCCTTTGGTATAATTTGAAATCAAGCCTGGCTGTATTCCTATCATAGAGCACAGTTCGCCTTTTGTGCCGGCATAGCCTTCTTCCAACAGATAATTGAAGGCTCGCAGGAATGGTGCGTTCCACTTTTTTCTTTCTTCGATTTTCTGTTCAGAATCCATATTTTTACTGTTTTAATCTTAAATAATATTAAATTTGCACTGCTTTTGTACCAAGTTTGCATTAAAGTTTGTATATTTGCACCCGTAAGCAAGCAAGTAGCACACAAGGCACAGAAATAGCTGTCGGACGCTGAGCGTCTTTTCAGCAAAAGCGTACACGGCACTTTGCAAAGGTAGTGGGTTGCAAATTTACAAAATTTCTTGCCTTTGTGTGCGAAAGCAAGCAAAGATTTAAAACAATTTAAGATTAATATGGTAAAAGACAAGGTAACAAAGGACGACTTGATGAAGTTGAACGTGGGCGACCAGAAGGTGTTTACGTTGCCGAGTTGGAATCTTGCCCGTAGTGCTCAGAGCTATGCCAATCAGATGAAAAAGGCGACGCTTGGCACTCCGTATCAGCGAGAGTTCAAAGCCATCGTTGGCGACCCTGACCCCGAGAGCGGAAGATGTAGCGTGACGATTACGAGAATGCTGTAAGCTATGGATAAGCAGTTGAGGAGAGAGATTCGGGAGGATGTGCTGGCAGCGTTGCAAAATGTGACGATGCAGATGGAGGAGCGATGGGTGAGCGGCAAGGAGCTGTGCAAGCAGTTTGCGATGATCACGCCGAAGTTCCTGAAGGCGCACGGTGACATTTTCCCCCGAAAAAAAATAACGATTCGCGGATGCAACGGCAAGGCCGTGAGCACGCACTACGGCTATGCTCAGCATGAGATTGCAATGAACATTGCCAATGGCGTGTATGACGACTTGCTGGTGATGAAGGAGTTGTAGCGGTGGCGGCGGAGCCGCGACCTGCGGAAAAGTTCTTTGACATTGTGGTACTATAAAAAATATCCACCTCGAAGCGGGATAAGCATGGCGAGACTAACAATCTACCTAAGACCCATTGCTGAACGACGTTAGGGTGGTTTTGCTGACAGGATATGACGCAACAAAGACCGAAAGGCGCGAGCATCTTGGAGGCAAGGTTTGAAAAGAACGTTTCCCCTTGGCTGATGCCAGGGGCACAGTGACATCGACATCATTGCGGAAGTTTATCGGCTGGTTGGCAGGGCCGAGTCGGTGTATATATATTACGGTATGCCGTGTAGCTCAGTTGGCAAGAGAGCCTCACTTGTAGGTTTCGACCTACATACTGGGGAAGGTCGCGCGTTCGAGTCCCGCCACGGCAACAAAAGTTTACCCAAGCTACAAAAGACGCAGAGGGGTGATTAACTATTCTTTAGATTGATTACTATTTCAATGTTTTAACATTTTGTTGTCAAGCCAAAGCGTTGGCGAAGGTATTTAGGTTTTTCATTTTTTTTATATGTGGATTAGACAGTACAGGCGGTCTGGGACAGATAGCCTGTTTTTTATGGACTTTTTTTAATAAACACTATAAAAATTTACGATTATGAAAAAGTTTTTTGAAAGGCTGATGACTGACGAGGAGACTGGTCAGAAATTCACGAAGAGAGAGATTTGGGTGTACGGTGTGCTGGTGCCGCTGGGTTTTATTGCGTTGATGGCTATTGCGGGATGGATGGAGACGAGTTGTGCTTAACCCCACCCCTGCCCCTCCCCGAACGGAGAGGGGTGGTTTAAAGACAGAATAACTTTTTAAGACAGAATAACAAAAGAACAAGTTTAGTCGTATGACAGAAAGTGAGTTTGACCAGCAGATATGGCGGAGGTATGACACGGTGACGCTGGATACAGGCGTGAGGATGAGCGTGTCGTATGTGTGTTTTGGAACAAGGAGTGTGCGGGTGTATTTGAAGGACCAACCGCCTGAGTGGATGAGGTGTGAGCGGATTATGGCGCATGCCTCAAATGGTGGCGGTGCTGCCGACGACATTGGGCTCGTAGAAGAGCTGCACAACAAGATTATGGAGCTTGAGGACAGGCTGAAAGAGCAGAAAGATATAACGAGGCAGTTGGAGGAGAAGCTGCGTAACGACCATGTGGCCGCGCTGCTGAAGAACGTGAACATCATCATGGGTGATGTGAGGGAGAAGCAGAAGCGGACGGCGAGGCTGGATGCCTGTATGACAGAGATTGAAGAGCTAATAAACAACATTAAAAAATAGAAAATCATGGAGATAAAAGGAAACGTGATGCGGGTGGGAAAGGTGCAAGAAGGCACCAGCCAGCAGGGGAATCAGTGGAGGCGGCAGGAGGTCGTCATCGAGTTTTTTGAGCACGAGACCGACATGTGGTCGGAGAAGATTGTGCTACAGCTGCGAGGTGACATGATAGATTTGTACCACCTCCAGGTAGGCGACAAGGTGAGGGTGAGATTCGGTCTGAACTTCAATGAGTGGAACGGGAAGTTCTATCAGGAAATCAGACTGGCACAGGACGGCCTTCAGGTGATTTCGAGGCTTGGTGATGCTGCTGCGGCTGAGCCACAGTCTGACGAGAAAGAGGAGGAGCAGCCGAAGGCAGAGAACGGGGAGAAGGAGGATGATTTGCCATTCTGACCCCACCCCCAACCCCTCCCCTATGAGGAGAGGGGAGTCTAAATAAGGAGAAAGGACTATGAGAGCATTTCCAGGAGTGTTGGCGAAATTGCCGACGCGGACGCATCCGTATGTGCTGTCGGAAGAGCAGGAGGTATGGCTGAGAGAGGTTTTCCCTGTAACGGAAAACAGGAAGATCGTGAAGGCGATGGGCGTGAGCTATCCTACGCTGCACAGAATAGCGCATCAGATGGGACTGAAGAAGGACGAGGAGTGGATGAGGGCTATCAGGAGGCAGAGCTGCGAGGAGCATAAGCGCATGAACAGGCACGTGAAATTCCTACTTCTGAGCGGTCAGAAACCAGACAGATGCACGAACCTGCGGCTGCGGCCCTACACCAAGCGACAGATAGACATCAGATGTAGAGCGTTGAAGCGTGGCTACCTGCTGGATGAGGATGCGAGCGAGGGCAGCGCGGGACGCTACGCCATCTATTACGACGGCGAGACAAAGCGGAGTGAGAAGTTTGAGAGGACGTGCCAATTGCACGGCCTCATAATCAAAAAGGAGCTATGAATGAAGAGAGAAATATGCCGGAGCTGCGGACGGCGGAGCAAATCAGGTGGGACACGCTGCGACCTTACCTGCTTGACCCGCGAGAGGACTATCCTGAGCCGTATCACCTGTTGGAATATAAAGGCGTGCCGTTTAGCAAGATTGGCGGTTTGGGGGCTATGTCAGGACAGAAGAAAAACGGAAAGTCGTTCGTAATTACGCAGCTGATTGCGGCCATCGTTGGTGACGGTTGCGAGCGGGTTCGACAATTCCTGCCAGGGCTGGCGGTGCCGGAGCGAACGATTGAATACTTGGGGCATAAACCAAAGGCTCTATACATCGACACGGAGATGGAGAAGCTGTCGAGTGCGAAGGTATTGAGGCGCGTGCACTGGCTTTGTGGCGTGGATATGAACCAGCCGTTCCCTGAAGACCGATTCTCGGTGCTTTGGCTGAAGAATATGCCGAAGGAAGAGAACGTCAAGGCGTACATGAAACGCTGGGACTTGATACGCATGGCCATCGACGCGATACAGCCGGACGTGGTATTCATAGACGGCATCCGCGACCTGCTGAGCAGTATCAACGACGAGCAGCAAGGCACGCTGATTCTTGACGAGTTGGGCAGTATGGCCGAGGATAGGCGTATGTGTATCTGGAACGCTTTGCACCAAAACCCTGCCCGCAAGAATGATGACGACGACGCAAAAATGCGCGGATGGATTGGTACTGAGTTGGGTAACAAGGTGAGTGACACATTGGTCTCAATCAAGAGCAAGACGCAGAACGGCGTAACGTTTACAGTGAAGCAACAGGACGCGAGAGACAAAGACTTAGATGATTGGAAGTTTGAGATAACCGACGACGTTGGTAGTCTTGGAGTTCCTCGTATCATTAGCAGCGGTACCAACCTGAGCAGTAAGTCGAAGGAGCAGCCAGAGTGCGACGATCCACGAATGATACGCGAGTGGATTGAGACGGCAAAGGAGAGGTTTAAGTGGCCATTGACTCGCACGCAGATTAAGAAGTCGGTGTTTGGTGAGATTGGTGGCGTAAAGAACGACGGACGGCAACAGGCCAACCTCCAGGCAGCTCTGAACTTGGGCTATCTGGAAGAGTCAACGATTAAAGCTGGCAATGGTTCATACATGTTACAACCAGTCGAGGATATGCCATTCTAAAACTTTAAACCAATTTTCTTCTTACACCTAAAGGTGTAAGGAACTTTAAACCGACGGTTTCCCGCCTGCGGATTGCGATGCCCCTGCCCGCCATGAGGTGAGCGGGCGTTGGGCAGCGAAACCACACACGCGGTCGGGCGCGCGCGATAGGCTTTACAGATAATTTTTTGCGAATATGGGTAAGATTGACAAATTCATCATCGAGAAGATTCTGGACGCGGCAAGGATAGAGGAGGTCGTTGGGGACTTCGTTGACCTGAAGAAGAAGGGTGTCCGATACTTGGGGCTGTGTCCATTCCACGATGACCGGCACATCGGCAGCTTCGTGGTCTATCCGAAGGGCAACTGCTTCAAATGCTTCGTATGCGGCGCAAAAGGCGGCGTGGTGGACTTCCTGATGAACCACGAAAAGCTGAGCTACCCCGACGCTATCAGATGGTTAGGAAAAAAATATAATATCGAAACGGACATGACAGACTTCAACTATACGCCACCGACACCACGACCGGCACCGCCACCATTGAAGACGTTGGTGCTGCCAAAGTGGATGGTAGATAGAACAGAGCGGGCCATTGGCAACGACATGCTGGTGGCGTGGATCAGAACGGGCGTGAACTGGGACTACGTTCAACGAAAGAGAATAGACGAGGTGCTGAAAGACTACCATGTTGGCCATAGCAAGAACAATCACACCGTGTTTTGGCAGATTGATGAGCAAGGAGAGGTGAGGACTGGGAAGATGATGAAGTACCGCGAGGACGGACACCGCGACAAGGTGGCAGTGTGGAACTTCGATTTTATTCATGCAACGCTGTCTCGCCATTGGGATGCTGAGAAGGGTGAGATGACCGATGAACCGCCGTACCCATACCCACATCTGTACGACCCCGACAAGCAGGAGCCCTGCCTGACGTTCTTTGGTATGCACCTGTTGAACAAATACCCCAACGCCACCGTCAACATTGTGGAGTCGGAGAAGACCGCCGTGCTGATGGCCATAGCCTACGGCAACCACGCCATGCAAGTATGGATGGCTTGCGGTGGGCTCGAGATGTTGAGCCGTGAGAGGATGAAGCCCATAATCGACCAAGGGCGCAAGGTGGTGCTCTACCCCGACCGCGACGGCATAGCCAAGTGGAAGGCTAAGGCCAAGCAGATAGGTTACGACCGCATCCACGTTGACACCGACCCCGTACTGAAGTGGTGGCGCGAGCGTGACGGCGACAAGGCGGACATTGCGGACGTGGTTGTGCGCATCCTGAATGAGCGCAAGCCCATGACCAGCATCAAGGAGGTGAAAGATGCCATGCCAAAGGCAGCACCACTGATAGACGGACTAAATTTGGAGATAACGGAAGATGGAGGAGAGCAAGAAATTTGAGGTGCTGGGTACGAAGATAAGTCCTGCGATGGCGGAGGTGCTGGATAAGGTATGCAACATTCTACAGGTGGATGTGTATCATCTGCTCCAGTGGTTTGCCTACACAGTTATCAGGGCATCGGCTCCGCATCACAGCCTGTCACCGGAGATACAGAAAATCATGACGCTGCTCGACATTGATGCTGGGTGGCAAACAGCCTTCAACCTGTGCGATACCGACCGGCTGAAGGTTGCACAGGTGGTGCTGATAATGGAGCAGGAGAATCACAAAGGCTTTGGGGCTGTGATGATTAACCGTCCGTGGATGGGCGAGGCCAGGCAGACGGAGTGCGTCGATGATATACTGGAAAGGGTGTGCGAAGTAACCATGAGAGGCATATATCGAAGATTGAGAGATATGGGTTCGGAACTTGGTTGCAAGAATCTGAGCGACGTGCTGCTCACCATGCTCGACATGCAAGACCTGCTGAACGCTGCCGAGCGAGATCAAGCCGAAGGGCCTCAGATGGGCGACGTGGCTCCTAACGGAAGGAGCGTGGCATACGGCAAGAAGACGAAATCGAAGCAACATCGGACACCGGACTCATTGGCACGCGATCAGAGAATAAAGTTTGATAATTACGACCGTGAGACATCCGAAGAGGAAGCAACGCGAGACCTTAACGCAGAACTGTCACGAGGACATGTTGATGACGAATAAAATTAATATAGTATGAAAAAGGAAAGAAAATGCTGGAATTGCAAGCACCGTGGGAAGTGCGACAAAGAGACAAACAATCCTAACCGTGCTTGCAAGGAACATGCTTACTGGCCGTTAATGGCTCAATGTTTTAAGAAGCAACATGATAGAAGAACAAGATTATAGACTGCCAAAGAAGCAGCATAAAGAAAAGAAGCTGAATCCAAACAGCTATGAGACGGTGAAATGGCTTGAAGAACACATGGGATTCAGACCGTTCACTTGCGAATGGTGACAACGAATTTAACGAATTGCACGAATATGAGCAGGGACAAACGTTACCAGAAGCTGTTGAACAGCAAGCGATGGAAGGAGCTGCGGGCGTGGAAGCTCAGGCAGACGGAAGGCTACTGCGAAATCTGCTACGCCGAAGGATGGCGAGGCATCGACGCGCTGGCGGTGGACATCCATCACAAGGTGCCCGTCGAGTCGGTGATTGACCAGGGCGAGACGGCGATGGCCCGCGTCTGTTATGATCCGAACAATCTCATGGCTCTGTGTGTCAGACACCATACTGAAATCCATCAGTCAATGGGAAAGGACACGAAAGAGAATATTCAGGAGCGCAAGGCCAAGAAGCGCATCGCCTTCTTGCGGCGCAATGACCCTCATTTCAATGATGAACAAGAAACAACAAACCAAAAAGATTAAAGATTATGCCAGTAGGATTTGCATGGAACTTAGGCGAATACGCCTTCAAGAGTGCTGACATCAACCACTCGTTTGAGGTGACGGGTTTGGCGGAGCTGTCGAAGAAGCTCGACGCGCTGCTAATGAAAGACCCGAAGATGGAGAAGAAGATACAGCACATCATCGGTCGGGCACTGAGGAAGGCCGAGAAGAAGATGGAGAGTTATGTCGGTTCAAACGTACTGAGCAACGACCCGCGACACGCGGCAAAGGCAATCCGTTACACGGTGTACCGACGCATTCTCGGTGGTAACCTGAACATCTTGCACGGCAAGCAGCGCGGCGCGGCGACGGGTTACACACCACCGCGTCACCCATCATCAGGGCGTGGCGGAAACCGCAAGACCCGCAGTGAGCGAACCATCCGCATGGAGGGCTACGAGGGAGCCGACCGTTCATTCATCCTGCGCTTCCAGAATGCCGGTGCCCGCAAGGGTGGCGGTAACCGTTCACTCGGTAGGACAAATTTCAAGGTTGATGAGCATCGCGCAAAGGTGAGGCGAGGCATCCAAGGTGGCAACACTGAGTTCCCGCACTATGGAAGACTTGGCAATGTGAACACAGGCAACCGTGGAAGCATCGCTGCCCGCAACTGGTTCGGCAGTATCTCAGATCACTACATGGGCGAGGTGGCCGCGACCATCGAGGCCGAGGTTGACAAGGCCATCGCTGAGGTGTTCGGCAATGGTTGACCAAACCTTAACGATTTATTAAAATTTAGTTAAATTAACCCCCATATAGGGTCGTTTAGATTCGAAGTGCCAATCTTCCGAAAT